CTGGCGAAGAGCCCGTTCTTCCTGTACCTGGGGCGGCTCTCGGGCCTGCCGGTGGCGCTGGAGGGAGCGCTCAAGCTCAAGGAGATCTCCTACATCCCCACCGACGCCTACGCGGCCGGCGAGATGAAGCACGGGCCGATCGCGCTGCTCTCCCCCCAGACGCCGGTGGTGGCGGTGGCCACCGAGAAGGCGATGCTCCCCAAGCTGCTGTCCAACATGGCCGAGGTCCGGGCGCGGGGCGTGAAGGTGCTGGCGATCGCCACCGAGGGCACCACCCAGCAGGTCTCAGAGCACGCCGATTGGGTGTTCACCATCCCCCACACCGACCCGATCCTCCAGATCGCGCTGGCGGTGATCCCGCTCCAGCTCTTCGCCTACCACGTGGCTCGGGCCAAGGGCCTCAACGTAGACCAGCCGCGCAACTTGGCGAAAACTGTGACTGTAGAGTAGATAGAATCTTTCTACAATGTATCTAGAAAGGATCAGGATGGGCTTCCACTATGAGCACCCACCGTACGCGCAGTTCGGCGATGAAAACCAGCCCTTGTTCTTCCGACGGCGCTACGGAGGCAACCCCCAGCCGCCGGAGATGTACGAGGGCGTGGTCCACTTCGATCTCACCCCCGATGTGCCGATCTGGATCTACGGCTACAGCGTCGCCTCACTCTACGCCGAGGATCGCGAGGCCGAGCGCCACGCCTGGCAGCAGCGGCGCTCGTTTCAGGCGTGGTGCTACAGCGTGATGTGCCCCACCGGCGAGCCCGGCATGGTCCCGCTCGACGCCGTGGAGGAGATCACCCAGGAAGCATTTGAGATCGCCGCCGCCAGGAGCTGGGAATGACCATCCAGTTCGCCAACTTTCTCCCGGTGCCGTTTCCCCTCGACAACTGGAAGGATCACCGCATGCGCATGAGCAGTGACGTAATCGCCGATATCGAACGCGAGGCTTCCGGCTCGTCGCGCGAAACAGCCGAGATGCTGAACGGTCGGCTGCTACGCATCATCATCCTGTGTCGCGAGGCGCGGCTTCTGCTTTCACGCGATCAGGACGACCCCAAATGAGCCAAAGCGGCAGTCTGTCGGTCTCGCTGGAACAGGTCGCGCGCCTGCTGGCCGATAAGGGACTCGATCCCCGTCCGGGCGATTCTGGCGGGTACTTCGATCTGAGCGTCGGTCCGACGCGGCTGTGCGTGATCGAGCGCCCGCCCTACTGTGATCGCGGGCGATTCCAGGTGCAGGCCGACACGGTGGACATTCTCGTGCTTGACCTAGACGGGCACGATGGATTCCCGCGCTACTACTTCGACGCGGCGGCGTGCGCCCTGGAAATCGTCCTTTGGCTCGAAGCGCGAGGACTTCTGCTTTCACGCGATCAGGACGACCGCAAATGAGCCAAAGCAGCAGTGACGCTGAGGGCTTTGATTGGGTGGCGAACTCGTCGCCGGGGCGACTCAACGCGGCCAGACCCGATGACCGGGAAACGATCCGCAGGTGGTTGTGGGAGCGTTACGGCGAGTATGCGTGGCACAGCCAGAATCCCGTGCTGCCGCGCGATTACGACGATGAGTTTGCGGCTGCCGCTGAGCAGTTGGCAGCGCTTCTGCTTTCACGCGATAGCGACCGCTGAATGAGCTTCTTTGACGAGCGGCCCAAGCCCTACGACTGGGCAGCGGAGAAAGCATTGGCTCCCAACGAGCGCATCCCCCAGCTCCAAGCCGAGCGCGACGAAGCGGTTGGCCAGATGTGGGAGGCCCGGCATAAGGTCGAGCAGCTCCGGGCCGTGTTGGTCACCAACGAGTTCGCGACTCTGGTCCGCAACGCCTACTACGTCGCCGCCGGGATACGGACGCGCGACCAGATGACTCTCAGCACCGAGCACGTGCGAGCAGCGCTGGAAGCCGCCTTGGCACTGACACTCACTCAATCGAAAGGATCACCATGAAAGTCAACCTCTTGCGCGCCCTGTTTGCGATCACCGCCAGTCTGATCGTCCACGCCCTCATCGGCGACGGCAACGCCGCGATCGGCCTGGTCCTGTTCTTCGTCTGCTGGTGGGTATCGGGCAGAATCATTTCAAAGGATCTGGACAAGCCGGATCTTGACAAACATGCTTGAATACGTGTAGCAGTTCCCCACCTACAGAAAGGATCACATGGCCACCACCACCATCATCAAGCAGATCCACGGAGGCGAGTTCGACGAAGTGCTCGATCAGATCTCGCTCGCCTCTCAGCAGCGACGCCGACGCCTGCGCTCACTCCAGATGTCGCCGGCCACCGAGCGCTTCACCGAGACCGTCAGGACGCACCCCGGCCTGACCGCGACCGAGCTGGCGGCGCTGCTGGACTGCACCGTGCAGCGGGTCTACCAGCTCGCCGTGCAGGCCCAGGACCATCTCGCGCTCCCCAACTACGAGGAGTACCCCCGCAAGTTCTACTCCCGCACGGCATGAGCGCGCTGGCCTGGATCGGGATCGGCGTCGGCGCGTTCCTTGTGCTCTGCGCGATCCTCACCTGGGCGCTGTGCGCGATGGCCGCACCGGCGACGCCCCAGGAGCGCGAGCGCGAGGACCAAGCGCAGATGGCCTATCTGCGGGAATGGCGAAACCGATGATGACCCCTGCCCTTCTACGACCCCGAGTACGCCGACGCTCGATAACGCGCGTTACGGAGACTTGATCATGTACGACATAACGACGCTCCCGCCAACCGGCCACAAGATCCTGGATGCGCTCAAAGACGACGATCTGTGCGAGCGCGACCTGTTCATCCGCTTGCGCCCCGTTGATCAGCTGGCGCTACATCGCTTGCTGAGGGAGATGGACGACGATGGGCTACTTGCGTCCTATGGACGGGGGCGGTTGCCGGGGCCGGTGGTGACGTATTACGCGCTGCATTATGACCCCTTTCACGCCCGATAAGAGGGATTATGGAGTGCTAGGCATCGGCTGACTCGATGGACTCGACGGCCGTCACGCACTCCCGGAAAGCCCGCAGATACTCCTTCTGGCTCACGCCCCGGCCTCGATCGCGCAACCGGTGCAGCTTCAGCGACAGCTCCGGAGGCACCATCCTCCAGTGCTCGTTGCACATGTAGCGATGACTCTCGACCTGCATTGAGCACCCGTCGATCGGGCACTCGAAGGTCTCGTCGATGTCGAGCTTGGCCACCGAATCATTCCTACCACGAAAGGATCACCCCCGATGATCGATCGCCACCGCCTGGCGCGCGCCTGCGCCGACAACGACCGGACCATCGAACGAAGCTCCTCGCGCTCGATCGAACTGGAGCCGCTGGGCATCAAGACCGACGACGCCACCTACGTGGCCATGCAACGCGGACTGCGCTTCCTGTCCATCCTGATCGGCACCGACGCTGCGAAGCTGACGCTGTCTGACCTGAAGACCGCCTCCAAGCAGGAGCAGCAGTACCTGACGGCGATCGCGGCCGGCTTCATGGACGGCCTCGCCGCCGCTGCCAGAATCTTTCGAGAAGATGAGGAGCCCCTGGGGTGAGCTGGTGTATCTCGCCGGCGTGGTGCCGGGGACGCTGATCGCCTGCGTGCTCGCCCCCGTGTGGGCGATCGCGCCCATCGCGCTCGTCGGCCTCGTCGGCGGAGCGGTGGTGTGCATCCGGAATGATTCGGAGTAGTTGACACACTGATATAATGTAGCTACATCACCAATAGAAAGGATCTACATGCCACAGAAAGGTTGGGAACACCAGCGCCTCCAGGAAGTCTCGAAAGCACTGGGGCGCAAGTGCTATCTGCTCGACTCGGCCAAGCTGGCGCACGACGTCGAGGTCATCGTCTACACGCCCGAAGGCACGGAGCACGACGGCACGCTCTATCTCGACACGCGCACCAGCGTGTTCGTCAAGGGCGAGACGCAGGCTCGCATGACCTCAATCGTCGATCAGCGCACCGAGAAAATCCAGGACATCTTGGACCGGCATCGATGAGCGACACGCTGATCGTCCTGGTGGTCGTCGTGGGCATCATCGCCTTGGCCTGCCTGATCTCGTGGCTCGGTCGAGTCGAGGAGCGTGCGCGCGACCGCATGGACCAGATCGAGAAGGAGATGTACTACGAGCAGGCCGAGCGCGACGGCGTCGAGTACCCGCCGCAGTGGAGGGGCCGATGAGTCTCAGCGAGAAGGGACCAGCCAAGGCTCCCTGCAAATCTTGCCCATATAGACGCGACGTCCCCTCCGGCGTGTGGCACGAGAGCGAGTACGACAAGCTGCCCAACTACGACGGCGACATCTCCGAGCAAGCCCAGGCGGGAGCGATCGGCGCGTTCTACTGCCACTCACGAGACGGCCGGCTGTGCGCCGGATGGGTGGGCTGCCACGACATGGACAACTCCCTCGGCTTGCGCCTGGCGAGCAGCTTCGGCCAGCTCTCTCCCGAAGACGTGGAAGCGGCCCTGACCTACGAAAGTCCGGTCGAATTATTCAAATCCGGTGCAGCGGCGGCCAAGCACGGCAAGAGATCAATCGAGAGCCCCGATGCACGAACTCGGCGCACAATCGACCGACTTTCCAGAAAGCTTCCTCCACGTAGCTAATTGGTGCTCGCATCCCGAGTGGAGGCATACCGACTATGTGTGCGCTTGGGGTGTTATCTGGTGCGCGGGTGAGATAGTCTCGCGCCACTGTTATCCAATGCGGCCAGGGATGGACGCCGAGCACCAGGAGGAAAGAGCAACTCAATAGCTACAACACATGAAAGATTCTGATACAATACGAACTGAATACCATCACACACCAGAAAGGAGACCAAATGATAAACCAACGCACATATAAGATCCGCAAGTTTGCCAACGGCAAGGCTCGCAGTGGTCAAGCCTTCATCAACTACAGCCTCACCATCCCGTCGCACATCGCCGAGCGGCTCCCCGAGGACATGCAGTTCTCGTGCGAGCTGACCGACGCCGGCCTATTGTTTCGCCCGGTTCAGCCTCAGATCGAAGTCGAGCTGCCGCCGTGGGCGGCGCAGGAGGATGGCAAGGAGGAGACCAAGCCCGCGCGCAAGCGCCGGCAGAAGCCGAGCGGGGCTACTCGCAAGAAGCCCCAGGCCAAGCGGCCCCGCAAGAAGCCCCAGGCCGGGCCGGCTCCTCCTGAAGCCGAGCCCGCCGACACCCCCGAGTCAGACCACGACATCGAGTCAGACAACGGAGTCGGCGAGCCCCAGGCTGCGGAAGCAACTGCGGAAGTAACTGCATAAAGCGTGGGAACGCGAGCCGGCTGGACTCGTTGTTCCTTGCTCCTCTTGATAAGATCATAAGATCATTTTAGCTACGCAGTATCTACAGAAAGGATCAACCATGAGTTTGAACTGGAACGTGGAGCAGGTCGTCAACCACGAGCAGGTCTGCTTCATCGAGACCGACGAGAAAGATTCCGAGGGCAAGCCGCTGCGCCGGATGAACCCGGTCACCGACGCGCTGATCTGGGCCACCATCTCGATCAAACTGGGCGAAATCACCGAGGCCAACGCCGACGACTTCTACGCCCGCCTAGCGATCATGGAGAAGCTCAGCGGGCCGTTTCTGGTCGATGGCGAGGGCAATTCCCGCTACATCACGCCCGAGGAGGTCAAGGCCCACATCGGCCTGTACTGCAACGTGGCCAACGAGCAGCCGGTCAAGTTCTTCGCCAGCATCCGCCAGCACGACTACGCGCAGCTCAAGGCCACCTACAAGTCGGTGACCCAGAATGCTCCTGCCCGATGAACAACGGAGGCGTAGACGATGAGCAGCTTGCACACAGCTCTGACCGGCTGGCAGGAGGCCCAGAACGACGAAGCCCCGCGCCGTGACGCGGGGACTTCGTTGCGTATAGCTTACCGCCCGCCGCCGCCGTGAATCCAGCGGCCAGCGCGAGTCCGGTAGTGCCCGCTCGCCTTGTAGTCGAACGTCTCATCCGACGCCGAGCGGTGCAGGAACCGGTCGATCCAGTCGCGGAGCTTGCGGAGCATCAGCTATGCGTCGAGTAGCCGCCCGAGGCGAGCGCCAGGATGGCGATCCCCACGAGCGTGACGATCACGATCGCCGCGAGCACCTTCACGACCAGCCGCCAGTTGACGTGGATGCGGCGCATCGGTAGCCCCGGGTCCTGTGTTCGGTCCAGTCTCATCGAGCCTCCTTAGAAGTCCCAGTAGGCGTCCCAGTGGCCGTTGGCGGCGATCCTGAGCCCCACGCTAGATCCCGCGTAGGTGAGACAGGTCGTCCACGGCGTGTAGGTCCCCATGTGGGTCGAGAGCCCGCCGTGGGCCCAGGCGTGGTTCGGGGCATCCCAGCCGTTCACGTTGAACGTGGTCACGGTACAGAATGGGGGGTTGGCTCCGATCTTGTGGTAGTAGCCCCAGTTGGACCCACCCGAGTCGGTGATCGAGGACCCGTTGCCGCACCAGTAACCGTGGTCCTTCTCGGCGTAGGCGACCTTGACTCCGGCCTCGGTGTAGTCCCACCGGTGCCAGATGTGGTTGCCTTGATACCAGCAAGCCGCCGAGGCGTGAGCGTCCAGCGCGTCGCTGACGACGCCGCTGTCCTCCGATCCCGACGTGTAGGGCTGAAGCGCCGACAGCAGCGCGTACTGGGTGGGTGTGGTGGTGGCGGGGGCCGCGAGCGGCATCGCGTCGACCTTGTTGACCAGCGCGGTCAGCGCCGCCGGTCCTGCCGCCGCCGCCGCCTGAACCTGCGCCTGGGCGGAAGGCATCACCGCCGCGACCCGGGCCTTGAGATGGCGCACGCGAGCGGCGTGCGCATTGACGTGGGCGTCCGCGACCGCGGGCACCGTGAGCGCCAGGATGAATCCCAGCGCGAAAAGCCATCTTGGCCTCATGCTTCCCCCTAAAGTTGGGGCGGTGTTGGCCGCCCCTTGTCGCTATCGGGCGGCTGACGCCACCCCTTGTGCTTCCAGCCTATTCGGCCCTATAGGCCCATCATGTGTGACATTTGTCACACTGAGATTGATCTTGAGATCTTATCATAAAAGCCGATGCTCAAAATTGAGCCCGTAGGCCGGATCGGACCCGATCTCATCGCGATCGCGATCCTGGTGGCGCTGCCCTTCCTGGTCGGCTGGACGGGTGAAAAGATTCGCCACCGCCGGAGGAAGCGCTAGGGCGCGAGCATCGGCCCCACCACGGCGGCAGCGGTGATGTGATCGCCGCGCTGGGCCGTGGCCTCGGTGGCAATCCGGTAGGCGTGGCCCAGGAACGCCTCGCGCGCGGAGGAAATCCGCACCGGGTTGGCGGTGGCAACAGCGGCCCGAGTCGAGCCCGCGACGTCGAAGTAGCGCCCTCGGTTGGCTCCTGACCCCGCCACCTGGACCCACGTCTTGAGAAACTTTTTGGCCGCGTTGCCGCCCTCGCCGCCCTTGCACGAGGTGCCGGCTCCGTAGCTGAGGTCGATGTGGCCCTTGAAGCCGAAGAAGAAGCGGGGGCCGAACTCGGTGACCGAGCACTGGAGCACCGACACGCGCGGCATCTGCACGGTCCGCGAGGGGCTCATCGACTGAGCCTCAGCAGAGCCCACCAGCGCGAGCGTGCTGATGATCGCGGCAATGAGCTTGTGCATGATTACAGAGTAGCTCACCTGCTTCTACACCATAGCTAGTTCTCAGTAGATATAAATTCGCTCGTCTGAGCGTCAGGCAATATGCTATGCAGCCAGGATGGCGCGGGTATCGTCAATCAGCTTCCTGCCTCAAAGCTTGGATTTGGCCTTGTACGCGGGGGATGGAGCCTCGATCCGCATCACCGTCAAGGACCAGACCACGCAAGAGGTAGTTGACGTCTCGGGTTCCCAAGCGGCCCAGATCCGAGTCAACCGTTCGGACTCCGATCCCCTGGAAACATTCGACATCAACGACTTCGACGCGGTCAACGGCGTGCTGCTGTTGAGCCTCACTGCCGATCAGACCACCAATCTGGGTAGCAACTTCAAGGGCGTCTGGGATCTGCAATGGACTCCGCCCGGCGGCCAGCCGATGACGCTGGTCCAGGGAAAGATCACCTGCACGCTCGATGTCACCCGGTCCTGAGTTCCCGCCTGGCGACGTAACCGTCGTTGACGACTTCAACCGCGCCGATGGGGCGGTGGCCGCCGGAGCCGGCGCGGCCACGTGGGGCTCGGGCTTTGTCGGCGGCGACGCCTCCGCGCTGGTGGTCTCGGGCAACGCCATGTCGGTCAGCGTCAACGACGGCGGCGGGAGCACGGTCGAGAGCCTGGGCGACTTCATCCGGATCTTCACGCTGGCGGCGAGTTCCGGCGGCTACGTGGCCTTCGGCTGGCGACTGCAAAGCGGCGGCACGTCGAGCTGGACCTCCTACGGGTTCGTCGCCCAGGGCACCACCTGGACGCTGCGCCGGTATGAGACCGACCGCTCGATCACCACCCTGGGCTCGGTCGATGTGGGGTCCTCGCCCAGCCCCGCCAACAAGTTCGGGATCTACGCCCACGGGGATACCCACGAGGTCTGGTTCTTCAGCGGCGGCACCTGGGGATCTGCGCCGCTGATCACCTTCACCGACACCGACGTGCGCAAGATCAGCGCGGCCGGAGCCTGCTGGTTTGAGCTGTCCAACGCCTCCTGGAAGATCGAGGACTACTCGTCGGGCTCGCTGACCGCGCCCACCACGCCGGTCACGATCTACGTCGATCCCGACAGCGCGGGGGCGACCGACACCAACTCGCGCGTCGGAGCTTCCAATCCATCTACGCCGTTCCTGACGCTCAACGCCGCCTGCAACGTGGCCCGTGCGGACACGACGTGGGCCGACACGATCCTGGTCAAGCGCTCGACCCTGGGCCACGCCTGGCCGGGCGCGACCGACCCCAACATGCAGCCCCAGCTCGACAACCGCTTCACCAACCGGGCCGACGACGCGCCGGGGTGGCTGTTCCGGCTCAACGGGGGCAATCAGCCGATCACGGTCAAGGGCGAAATTTCGCTGACGTCGCGAGCCGATGTGGTCGCCGCCGGCGGCACGAGCGCGCTCCCGAAGCTCTACCGGATGATGTGGCGGGGCCTGACCAACTGGTCCTTCGAGGGATTCCAGATCGGCTACGACGTGAGCAGCGACGCCGCGCGCCTCGCCGGCACCGGCCACGACTTCTCGACGCTGGGCGCGTGGGAGCGCTCGACCGACATCACGATCAAGCGCTGCTACTTCACCGGCGGCGCGGGCATCCCGCAGTGGTGGGCGGGGGAGTTTCGCTTCGAGCAGAACGTCGTCCACTCCCCGCTGCCGCCCGATGGGGGCAACCCCGGCTTCCACGACGGCGCGGGGCTGCGGATGGAGCGCCTGCCGGGCGACAACCTCGGCGGCCAGAGCGTCGGCAATCTGGTCGTGCTCGACAACGAGTTCTCCAACATCCGGGGCGACGACGGCTGCACGTTCGGGGGCACGCTGCCCGATGATCCTCAGTGGACCACCCAGAGCTTCACGATCGAGGACAACCTGTTCAAGGACGCCACCGAGGGGGCCAACCCGAACTTCCACACCGACGCCATCCAGGTATTGAGTTGCAACAACGTAGGCATTCGCCGGAATGTTTTCATCGGGTGCTCGGACGCGATCATCTGCTCCGACGGCGAGAACGGATTGGTGGAGTTCGAGAACAATCTCGTCGTCGGCGGGGGCTCACAGCTCCAAATCCAAGGCTGCCAGACGCTGAAGATCCGTCACAACACGCTGTTTCCGACCTCGCCCGACAAGACGGCGACGATCATGTTCTACACCCGGGCGATCCTGTCCCAGCCGACGCTGCTGACGATGGAGAACAACGTGCTCGGCGGCGTGTGGTTTCGCGACGGAAGTTGGGCGTCGATGTTTCGCACGGGCAGCGTGGTCAGAAACAACGCGGCCATCACCCAGGCCGGCCAGAGCACGCCGTGGGGCTCAAATCTTTCCGGCATTCCGGAGTTCGGTCACAGCGCGCGGCTGGACACGATTCCCAACGACACCGTGCTGCAAGGCGTGCTGCCGCGCACCTGGGAGCTGGCCAACTCGCCGATCGCGTCTCCGGGCATCGGACAGGGAGTGGCCTCGGACATCATCTCCGACCGCCTGGGTCGGGCATACACCACCCCGCCGGACATCGGCTGTCACCAGTCTTCGCCGAGCACGCCGGTCACGCCGATCGACCGGCCGCCCTACCTCTCGTCGCTGTCGCCCGACGACGGCTCAGTCGAGGTCTCCAGGGACGTCAACGTGGTAGCGGTGCTCTACCCCAAGCCGGGAGAGACGATCGACCCGGCGACCGTCAGCGCCACCTCGTTCTTCGTCGTCGATCCCCACGGCGTCCACTTGCCCGGCTCGATCACCCTCAACCAAGCCACGGGCACGCTCACCTTGGACGTGGACGGCCCATTGTTCCCCTACGTGGTCTACACGGGGCATCTGACTCAGGTGATCGCGGACACCCACGGCAGCACCCTGGACCACGAAATCATCTGGACGTTCCGGGTCAGCGGATCTTTCCCGGCCCCCGGCGTGGGCGAACCGAGCAGCAACGGGGGTTCCGGGCGCTCGGTGGAGTTGGACATCGAGTCCGTCGAACTTCCGATCAACGTGGAAGTGACCCCCGTGGCCACCACCGTCATCGAGGTCGCTCCGCCGGCCGAGATCGAGATCGAGGCCGTCATGCAACCGAATGTTTCCATCGCTGCCGCTCCTCGCGCCGTGACCGACGTCGAGGTGGCCAGAGCCCAGATCGAGATGCAGATCGATACGGCGATGGCCGGGCCGGCCGGGCCTCCGGGGCCGGCGGGACCGTTGGGGCCACTGGGACACGTCGAGGTCTACGAGCAGCCCGATGACCCCGGCGCGGTCAACGAGGGCTCGCTGTGGATCGAGACCGATGAGTTCCTGACTCCCGGCAGCGGCGGAGATGGAGGCGGTGGCGGCGACATCGACGGAGGGGCTCCCGACTCGGTATACGGCGGCACACCGCTGATCGACGGGGGTGGCGTCTGATGTGCGCCCAGGTCATCCAGATCCGACGCGGTACCGCTGCGCAGTGGACGAGCGCGAACCCGATCCTGGCCACCGGCGAGCTGGGCGTCGAGCTGAGTACTCCAAACAAGTTCAAGGTCGGCGACGGTACGACCGCCTGGTCATCACTGGCCTACTCGACGGGACCGGCGGGACCCACCGGAATCACCGGAGCCACGGGAGCTACCGGAGCCACCGGACCCACGGGGTCTGCCGGAGCGACGGGGCCAGCGGGTCCCACGGGTCCTCTGGGTCCGGGCTTCATCTGGCGGGGTGTGTGGGACTTCGCCACCGCCTATCACGTCAACGACATCGTGGCTTACGGCGGAGCCGCTTGGATCGCGCTCACCAACAACACCAACTCGACCTGCCCCGACCACCCCGCCGACTGGGCGCTGTTCGTAGACAAGGGCCAGCCCGGCGATACCGGGCCGACTGGCGCAACTGGATCGACGGGCGCGACTGGATCGACGGGCGCGACTGGTCCTACTGGTCCTGCCGGAACAACCGGCGCAACTGGCCCGACAGGCGCGACTGGCCCCCAAGGCCCAGCAGGCACGGGTGGGGGCACGACGTACTACGTCTCCAACTCGGGCTCGAACTCCAACGACGGCAAGAGCAGCGGAGCACCGTGGCAGACGGTGGCCAAGGTCAACGGCTCGACGTTCTCACCGGGCGACCAGATCCTGTTCAACTCGGGCCAGACGTTCTCCGACGTCGCGCTCGCGCCACCCAGCTCGGGCACCGATGGAGCACCGATCCACTTCGGGACCTACGGCACCGCCGGCAACGCTGTGCTCAGCAAGGGCATCTTCTATCTCGACCAGCACTGGCTCGCGTTCGAGTCGCTGACCGTCACTGGAGCCGGCGCGGGCGTCAACCCGTTCCAGGCGGGTAACAACAGCGGCCACTACGGCCACCATGGAACGATCCGCCGCTGCCTGTTTGACAACGGGGCGACATCGACCACCGGCGTGGTCGGGATCGTCGTCTACGGCGACGACTGGGAGATCGAGAGCAGCACCATCCAGAACACCGGCGACAACGGGCTCTACCTCGTCGGTGACAGTCACCGGGTGCGCCGCAACCTGATCCAGAACACCGGCCTGAACACCACCATCGGGTCCTCGCGCCACGGGGTCTACTCGCTGGCCTCCAACGCCGAGTACGCCGACAACACGATCTACAACTCCAGCACCGACGGCCTCTCGATCCGCTATCGCAACACCGTCGTGCGCGGCAACACGATCGTCGGCTGCCAGATCGGGATCGCGTGGTTCCAGATCGATACGGTCGCCGGCACCAGCGACTGGATCGACAACTACATCGCCGCCTACTCGGTCGCCGGGATCTACGTGTCGGCGTCCGACACCGGCGGCAACACGGTCGAAAGTTTCGTGATCGCCCGCAACTCGATCCCGTTCGTGTTCGGGTCCGTGGCGATGGACCTCAATCCGCTGAGCGGCAACGGGACCTACTACATCAGCGGGCCGGGTCAGAACCTGGTGACCAATCCGAGCTTCGAGACCGATACGTCTGGCTGGGTGACGACCGGCGGGCCGCTGGCCTCGGGGGCGACGCTGACCCGCGTCGCGCGCACGGTCGCGTTCCCGGCCACGGCACCGAAGTTCGCCTCAGACGGTGGCGGGTTTGAGGGCAGAGTCGTCACGACTGCGGTCGCCTCCGAAGGCACGGCGGTCACGTTCAGCTCGCTGCCGGTGGGCAACTACGTGCTCGTGGCGTGGGTGCGCGGCAACGCCGGCGGCGAGACGGTGACGGCGACCGGCGGCACCGGGGGGACCGGCAACAAGTCGCGCAACTACACACTGACCACCGGCTACACGCAGGTCGTGCTGCCGTTCTCCGTCCAGGACTCCAGCAGCGTCTACGTCGGGATCATCACCCAGTCGGCGACGATCCGCACGTTCTTTCTCGATACCGCCCAGATCTATGCGATCGGCGGAACCAAGGGCGACAAGGGCGACACCGGGGCCACCGGACCTACCGGGCCTGCTCCGACTACGATCGCCACCACCCAGCAGGCGGGGGCGTACACGTTCGCGCTGACCGACGCCGGAACGGCCGTGGAGGGCACCAGCGCCACCGCGCAGACGTTCACGGTCCCGCCGAACTCATCGGTCGCGTTTGCGGTCGGCACCTTGATCGAGGTGCTCCAGTACGGCGCGGGTCAGGTCACGATCGCGCCGGGGTCAGGCGTGACGCTGCGCTCAGACGGGGCGAAGCTCAAGACGGCGGCGCAATACGCGACGATCGGGCTGCGTCAGCGAGCCGCGAACGAGTGGGTCGTCTCGGGTGACCTCGCGTGACCACAGTCGCTCGTCGCCGCACCTACGCTCCGCACCCCGTCGTCAGCGGCGCTTTCCCCTTCGGCGCACTGCTCGACGATGCCAACCGCGCCAACGTGAGCCCCGCCGGAGCGCCCTGGACTACCGGCATCAACTCCGCCACGGTCGGCCTCAAGGTCGTCTCTAACCAGCTCGCCCAGGTATCGGGCAGCTTCACCAACGCCGCCATCCCCGGCCCCTATGGTCCCGACGTCGATGTATGGGTGCAAGTCCCGGTGCTGCCCACATCCGGCTATGTATTCCTCAGCGCTCGAATGCTCACTCCGACCTCCAACTGGAATGGCTACGGCCTCGTATGGATTCCCGGGGCCACTCAGGACCAGTACATCCTGCGCCGGTACACGAACGCCACTCCGACGTTGCTCCTAAACGCCGGCATCGGCAAGGTCGCCGCCGGCGGATGGATCGGAATGCGGGTCAAGGGCAGCACGATCACCGCCTATAGCTCGGCGGACGGCAGCACCTGGGTTCAGCAGAACCTGGTCACCGACTCCACCTATACGGCGGCTGGAGCGATCGGGATGGAGCTGGGCGATGCCACCGTCCGGGCCGACAACTTCAGCGCCGGTACGACATGAGCGACGTCCATCCGATCAGGCTGCGCACCGCAACCGGTTGGACCGACGTCACGATCATGGGTCCGCAGGGGCTGCCGGGGCCTCCGGGACCGCCGGGTCCAGCGGGAGGAGATCTCACCTTCGTGTTCACGCAGAACTCGGCGGCCACGAGCTGGCTGGTGGTCCACAACCTGGGAAAGTTTCCGGCCGTCCAAGTGGTTGACACCGGAAACAACATGATCGTACCCAATGTCCACTACATCGACGTCAACAGCCTCCAGATCAACTTTGCAGCCGCGACTTCGGGGAAGGCGTACCTAAACTAAATGCCCGCACTTGGGATGCACCTCAACTTCGGGCAACTCGAAGCCCGAAACATGACTGTTCACAACCTGGGGACAGCACCAGCGGCTCCGATCAAGGGCCAGATGTATTTCGACACTGTCTCCAACACGTTGATGTGGTACGACGGCACCACCTGGCAGTCAGCCAAGGGTGGAGTCGGCACACCGCCGGATGCGACCGCTGGCGTCAAGGGTGTCGTCCAGCTCGCCGGCGATCTTTCCGGCACCGCCGCCGCGCCTACCGTGGCCGCCCTAGCAATCACTGACGCTAAGGTCGCTGCCGCCAACAAGGACGGTGCTAGTGGTACCCCGTCGATGCGTACGCTCGGGCTCACGGCCGCAAAAGCGATGCCGGGGAACACCACGATCGACCAGATCAATGTGCCGGTTACGCCGCTGTGGATGAACGGCCAGAAGATCCAGTCGCTGGCCGATCCCGCGACTGCTCAGGAAGCGGCCACCAAGAACTACGTCGATACCGTGGCTCAGGGACTCGATGCCAAAGCGTCGGTCAGGGCAGCTACCACCGCCAACATCACGAACCTGGCCGGCGGCGCTCCGAGCACGCTCGACGGGGTGACGTTGGCGGCCAATGATCGAGTGCTGGTCAAGGACCAGACCACCCAGAGCGCCAACGGCCTCTACACCGTGACCACGCTGGGCACGGGCGCGAACGGGACCTGGACGCGCGCCACCGACGCCGACGCCTGGACCGAGCTGCCGGGGGCCTACACGTTCGTCGAGCAGGGCACCGCCCAGGCCGACAGCGGCTGGGTCTGCACCGCCGATCAGGGTGGCACGCTGGGCACGACAGCGATCACTTGGACGCAGTTCTCCGGAGCGGGCTCAATCACCGCTGGGAACGCGCTGAGCAAGACCGGCAACCGGCTGGACGTCCTCCCCGACAACTCCTCGCTCGACATCGCGGCCAACAACCTCGAAGTCAAGCTTGGCGGCATCAGTAGCGGGCATCTCGGCTCGGGCTGTGTGGATCTCGGGACCAGCACGGTCACCGGCCAACTACCCGTCAACCGGGGCGGGACCGGCCAGGCCACCGCCAAGACAGCGCGTGAGACGGGCCTCGGAGCCGCTGGCTACTACTCCAACAGCGCCACCCACGGGGCCGGGACCACGATCACCATCACCCAGGCCACGCACGGGTTGCGGGCCAGCCGCGCGATCCACGTCCAGGTCCAGGACAACACCACTGGCAACGTCGAGCTGCCCGATATCTCGGTGGCCGCCAACGGCGACGTGACCGTCACCTACGCCGCCTCCGTCGCTGCCAACTCCCGTCTCGTCACGCTGGTTGGCTGATGCCCGAGATCCTCGGCCGACTCCGCCCACCTCGCCTCTCCGCAGCACCCACCTCGCCCGCCGTGGGCGAGATGTACTACGACACGGGCACGAACGTCCTGTACTGGTGGAACGGGACCGCGTGGACGACCAGCGGCGGCGGTGGCACACCAGCGAGCACGGCGTGCGCAAGGGCGTACCGCAACGCTGCCTTATCGCCTTCGACGGGTTTTACCAAGATTCCGCTCGACACGGTCAGCTATGACACATCAGGACTGGTGAGCACGGCTAACGGGCGCATCAACATCCCTGTCACCGGCTATTACGATGTCACCGGCTCAATCGACATAAGCGTCGGGGCTGGAAGTTCGGACATTCTGGTATCGATCTTCGTCAATGGCACTGAGCGCGTGCGCGGCGATCGAGCGACGACACCCAGCGCCCAGTATGTGTGCCGTGGCGTCGCTGACAAGTTGTCCCTGAACGCTGGTGACTTTGTCGAGATGCACGCGTATTCCTCGGCGCTCGGGTACACCCTGGTCGATCTTGGTCCTTCGACTAATTATCTGTCGCTAGCACTGCTCACCTCACTGCCCGGCGCGGTAGGGCCGACAACATCAGCCCGCGCCTATCGCAACGCGGCGCTGACTACTGGCACGGCAAGCACCTGGACGAAAATTGCAATAGACGCAATTTCGTTCGACCCGGGCGGGAACATGAGTGTTGCCAGTAGCCGCTATGTGTGTCCCGCCACCGGCTACTACAAGGCAGAAGCGAACTTCAACGTCATTTCCAGCGTATCCGGGCAGCAGGCGTACGCCGGAGTGATGAAGAACGGCACGGTCGTCACGCAGTCAGGCGGTGGCATTGCTCAAGCGGCCGGTCAGGCGATTGGCGGTGTTGCCTCCGACACAATCCAGTGCAACGCTGGCGACTACCTGGAGCTTGCCTATTATTGCACCGCTGCGGGGTTGGGGATAACGACTGGGGCACCAAGTACCAACTGGTTCTCGGTCGTCCAGGTCGGCAACCTGTCGGCGACACCAGCGAGTACGGCTACAGCAAAGCTGAACCGACGCGCGGCGTGGACCACTGCGACTGGCATCCAGAAGGTGCCGTTCGACACCGTGGTTTATGACTCGTCGGGGATGACGCAGGTAGCTAACAACCGGATCGTTGCTCCGGTGGCAGGCTACTACCAAGTCAACGGCCAGTTTGAGACTTCGAGCGCATACAACGCCCGTGTGATCCTGATGGTTTACAAGAACGGTGCGGAGGCCATTCGCGGCTCCGACATATTACCGCCCACCACTTTTGTTGGAGTCACCGTTTCGGATGTCATTTATTGCAATGCGGGAGACTACCTGGAACTGACGGTGTACGCGGGCGTTGCGATGGCTGCCGACGTTACAGGCATAGGTACGTACCTTTCTGCCGCACTGCTCACGCCGCTGTCGGGCACGGCAGGCCCGGTCACGCCAGCGCGGGCGTACCGTAATGCGGCATTCACTGTAGTGAATGCTTGGGCGAAGATTGTCCTTGATTCCGTTGCTAATGATCCTGGTAGTAACGTCAGCCTTGCGAGTAGCCGGTACGTTTGTCCAGCGACGGGCTTCTATCAGGTTGACGGTTCGGTCATAGGTAGCGGGATTGCTTCTGGCCAATACGCACAGTGCGCGCTTTACAAGAATGGTGCCCTGGCGACGTACGGCAACGCGGGATTGGGCGGGGGAGCAACGTGCAGCACTAACGTAAGCGACCTGATCCAGTGCAATGCGGGGGATTATCTGGAGTTATGGTGTGCTGCGTCGGCTGGAACATTGACTGGTATTGCCGGGGCTGTCGCTACGTTCTTGTCCGTCGTGCAGGTCGGTAACTCGATGAACTTCACGGCGGCGGGCGGGGACCTGGCGGGGACATATCCTAACCCAAGCGTTGCCCCCGCCTACGTCACCTCGCTCCCCGGGAGCCCGATCGACGGTCAACAGGTCTACTACCTGGCCGACGCCACCAATGGCGTGGTCTGGCACCTGCGTTACCGCGCCGCATCAGCCAGCGCCTACAAGTGGGAATACGTAGGCGGGCCGCCGCTGTTCAAGACGATCGATACCGACGAGGCGTTTACGGCAAGCGCCAACTTCAACAACCCGACGACTGTCGGACCGGACGTAGTGCCACCGCTCAACGGCGACTTTCTGTACCAGATGAGTGCGGGGCTCTACATCGCCAGCCAGACGACAGGCGGTTCGATGGCCATCGGCCTGTCGATTGCTGGGGCTGCTCCAGTGGCTGTGCATCAGGCCCTCCAATACGCCGTCACGGGGTCTTCGGCATCGATCGCGAAGAATGGGCTTGTCACCGGCATGGTCGCGGGCAATGCGTTCCGAATCATGTACTTCTCGCCAACGGCGATGGGCGGCACTCCCCACGCGCGCTTTCGAGCGTTGCAAGTGACCCCGGTTCGAGTTGGCTAGAATCTTTCTACGCTGTAGCAGGATCGATTTGGTCGTCATGTTACTCTAGTAATCGTCACTCAACAGAAAGGATCACCATGATCGATATCGACGAGATGACGCCGCACGAGCTGACCGCCGGCTTGATGCGCGGCGACCGCACCGACATGAGGCTTGGCTACAGCGCCAAGGCGGCGGCTCTGACCACGGCCGAGCGCAAGCAGCTCTCCCCGGAGCAGTACCGAAAGCTGCTCGAATGGGCACAGGGCTTCCACGACGGGATGTATGACGCAATCGCCCACAGCGACCCCGAGGTCGAGCGAGGCCCCTATCGGCCGGCGATGGCCGACAGCACCAACTACATGGAAGGCCGGGTCATGGGCCGGGCCGAGAACGGCTTCTTCCTCTATCCGAGCAAGCCAGAGACTGAGACTCAGAAGTAGAATCTTTTGAGTCTCAGTTGACGATCGTGGTAATATCTTAGGAAGAGATCGGCCGGATCTCGACTACCTAATCATCATTAGAAGGGAGGCATGATGCCTGCTGGAATCTACGAGTCGGACTCCATGTTCTCCGTGCGCGAGATGCCGTGGCACGGGCTCGGAGTGGTACTCGACAAGCATCCCAAGACGATCGAGGAGGCGATCACGGCGGCGGGGCTCGACTGGGAAGTGGCCCAGTGCCCGGTGGCGGCGATCCTGGACCGCGACGAGGACGGGTCCATGACCGTCGATGAGCTGACCGGTTACATGGCCAACATCCGCTCGGACACCGGCAAGGCGCTAGGGATCGTCAGCAAGCGCTATCAGCCGGTCCAGAACCGCACCGCGTTCTCATTTCTGGCCGGGATCTTCGGCTCCGAGATGCACTTCGAGACGGCCGGGAGCCTGATGGGCGGCCGGCGCGTGTGGGTGCTGATGAAGATCCCCTCATGGATCGAGGTCGGAGGCGACCCGATCGGCCAGTACTCGTTCATCTCCAACTCCCACGACGGCAAATCCTCGGTGCTGGCCGCCGTGACGCCGGTCCGAATCGTGTGCGCCAACACCGAGGCCGCCGCGCTGCGACTGGCCAAGGGCGTCCACGCTCAGCGCACCTACACGCTGCGCCATCTCGGCGACATGGACCAGAAGATCGCCGACGCGCGCAACGTGATGCAGGTCACCACCCGCTACTACGAGTCCTTCAAGACGGTCGGCGACAAGCTGGCCACCGTGAAGCTCTCCGAGCGCCGGGCCAAGACCTACATCGAGAAGCTGCTCCCGATCGGGGAGGGCACCGGCGACCGCGCCGCCCGAAACCGCCAGGAAGCCCGAGACACGGTGCTGCGCATCCTCAAGGGCGAGGGCGAAGGCGGCAACACCTCCGGCAACGCTCCGGGCACGGTGTGGACTTTCTACAATTCCGCCGTCGAATATGCGGATTGGTACCGCAGCGAGAAGAAGGAAGGCGGCCGATTCCAGCGCGCCCTCGACGACCCGGACGGCTTCAAGAACCACGCCTGGGAGTTGAGCCTCGACATGGCGGGGATGCTGAACTGAGGGGCGGATAGTGGGGGCCGAGCCAGGGTTAGGGGGGCATGGCTCGGCCCCGCTGTCCATCCTGGACACAATAAGATGATACCAACATAGGCGAGAACCCATTCATCAAACGAGATCAGAGACGCAAGACCCAGCGTGCGATCTCCCAGCGCAACTACGACGAGCTAGCCCAGCTCCTGGGGCGCTACACCGACGCCGACGACCCTCAAGTTCGCGAGCGCATCCGCCGGCGTACGATCGAGGCTCGAAAGATTCTGGAGGAGGACACCCAGTGAACAGGCCGCCTTGTTCAAGCGGCCCGCTCTGGAGGTCGGAAGTGTGTCTGCGTCCACTCCCTCCTCGATCCTACCCGATACCTGGCAGAATCCCGAAGCGGCGTAGCTCAAGTGGTAGAGCCCTCGGAGGCGTTTCTGATCCTTTCGGCCTGTGAGGAGATGCAAGTTCGAGTCTTGCCGCCGCTATTTTCCTCGCGCGCCTCATACTGAGCGCGTTCCCACATCTCATCCCAGCACACCATCAGCACCTCGCGGATGATGCAGGTGTTACACCCGTCAAAAAGAGCGAACGCCGGGGATTCGGCCTCTTCCCCGGCGTCGGATGCGTCCAGCGCCTCCAGACAGGCGTTCAGGTGCTGCTCCGCCTTGGCCTGGACGTGACGCTCGAACTCGACGTCAGTCGCCGGCACCGCCCTTGATGCCCACCGTGCGACCGGTCTGGACCTGAGCGTTGACCGCGCCCATACCGAGACCGCGTGTGCGTCCCCGGCCGCGAGGCCCGGTGAAATCCGGATTGGTCACCCGGACGCTGCCACTGGCGGCGATCGGGTCGGCCTTGAGGCGGGGGTGCTGATAGACCCGACCGGTGGTGGTGTCGAAGTGACCCAGCGGAGTGGGTGAGAACGTGCCGAGCGTGCCCGGCGCGGACCGCCCGGTTGAGGTGAACGACTTGATGCTGCTGGCGGGTCCGGTGACCCGCACGGAGCTTCTACGAGACTTCCTGCTGCGGGTGCGTCTACGTGCCATCAGATGATTCCTCTCTTAGAGGCAGTATCCATATGGCCTATGTGTTGCCGTAAGAGACACTAGGGGTTGAGTATGTCGTTGTAGTTGATATTTCGCTGAGTCGGTCCGGCCGGCGTCTGCCCCAGCACCCCGAGGAACTGCGATTCGGGACGGGGGCGGAGTCGGGGAACGTTGGGGATGCCGCTGTCGGTGCTCGGCGCACCAGCTCTCACCAGCTTGACGTCGCGAAAGCCGGGAGCCGTGGGATGCCCGTGATACGCCTCCTCCGTCGCCAGCCAGCCCTGGTAGACCGGATCGGGCGCGTCGGGATGACGCGGCATCAGCGGGTCGGTAGAGCTGAAGCGAAACGGGTTGGCCATCTAGATCACGTCACGTCGTCGCCCGGGGCCGGAGCCTCAGCGGGGGTCTCTGCTCCCTCAGCCGGATTAGTGTCCGGAGCAGCACCCGTGTCAGGGGCGGCAGCCGGAGCGGTGTCTGGAGCCCCCGCGCCAGGAGCGACGTCGCCACCGCCAGCGTCTGGAGCAGCGCCACCGGCGTCAGGTGGAGCCGCCTGGCCGCCGCCCGAGGCACTCTGGGTGGCCTCGACCAGCCCGCTGGTCACCGCCTGGAGGTTGTTGTGCAGCTCTTCGAGCTGGTCGTCGGTCACCGCACTGGCTCCGGCGTCCTTGAGCTGGGCGACCTGATCAGCCAGCGCCTCAAGCTCTGAGACCGCGCCTGACTCGGCGGCCTGAAGGTCAGCGATGTCCTGCTTGATCTGCTCTACGTCAGCCATGAGTCGCTCCAGTGTGTAGGTGAGAAACCATCCATATCGCCTGCGGAACCGCATCCAGCCCTGAACGCCGCTGGGAACCTGCATCACGCTATCGGGTATCTGCAAGCGAGATCCTCCCTATGCCGATGTACCGCCTCCGCCCTCAGCGGGCGCGGCCGGCGTAGTTGCGGGCGCAGCGGTCTCAGCGCCACCACTGGGGCCTGATCCAGTAGCGGAGGAATCGGCGGCTGTCGCCTGACTCTCAGCAGTTGCTTCGCCGCTGGGAGCCGTTATCACGCTGGGCGGCTTTCCCTCCGGAGCCTGATTGGGAATCATTCCGGGGCGCGGGGCTCCGGGGTACTTCTTCTGCTCCTGCTGCTCCTCCTGCTGCTCTTGCTTCTGCTCTTCGGCCATCACTTCTTCTTTCGAGTCGTGGATCGTCGCTTGGCGGTGCTCTTCGAGCCCGTCTTCTTCTTCTTGCGCCCCTTCCCAATCTCACCGCTTCGCATGCGCTCGATGTTCTTCTGAAAAGCAGGAGGCAAGGCCGCCTTCTTGCGCTTGCGGGCCATCAGAACCGGTTGGGCAAATTGGTCGGCCCGTACGAGGCCGGCTTCCCGTAGAAGCTCTTGGGGGCTGACTTGGCGGGCTTCTTCGGAAACTTTCCGCCCTTGCGCGACGGCTTGAGCTTGGCCAGCGACGCCTTCTTGCGCCGGGCCATCAGCGCCACCCCTTCTTCCCCGATCGCAGACGATTGGTCCGCAGAAAGTTTCTCAGGCCCTTGCGACTGCCCGGCCGAGGTCCCATAGAGGGCATGGGCGTGGACCGAGGGGTGCGCGGGCCGCCTTTGGCCCTGACCGGCGTGACCTTCTTGTCGATGACGCCGGGCTTGAGTCGAGGGCCGAGACCAGTCGGAGTGACCGGGCTGGGGCGAGATGCGGCCATCACTTTCTCCTTCGCTTAGGGGGCGTCGTGCCTTTCAGCTTCTTCCCGTGCTTCGCGTAGGCCGCCTTGCGTGTCCCCGCTGCCGATTTCTTGTGGTTGGTCCGGCGATGGCCCCGTTTCGCCGCGTCGGATTTGCGCTTACCGCGAACGAAGTTGGCCACGATGAGATCCTACCTGAAGATCAGCGCTTCTTTCGGCGTCTGGTGCGCTTGGTCCGGCGCACGTGCGCGTTGCTGATCCGGGCCGCTCGCTGCTTGGAATGGCCCTTGCGCCGCAGCGCCATATACATCCGAGGGTGCTTGATTCCCGCCTTGCGAAGTTTCCGAGCCGGCATCACTTCCTCCTTTTGGGCCGACGGCGGCGGTGCGCCTTGACCCGAATCTTTCTGCTCCCCCGCCGGCGTGTGTGACGCGAAACGCTCACCCCCGCCTCGCGCCGATCACGCGCCGACGCCTTGCCGCTAGCGATCTCCGCTCGATCCCTTGTTGACGCTCGTGCCATCACTCTCCCGCCTCACTTGTGAACCTTGAAATCACCACAGTGGATCGCGAACGCCTTGACGAGCATCGGCAGCGTGCGCTGGGTCCAGAAAGACACCTCGGCTCGATCGAAGGCGCGCACGGCTTCAGACACCTGCGGATCGGCAGCGCGCGCCCGACGCAACGCGATCTCCTTGCGAATGAAGTCCACGAATACGTTCGCCGTGCCCACCACGATGTTGCAGTCGCGCTGGATCAGCACCGTCGCAGTCTTGATGATCTGATTCTGGCTGTCCTTGATGTCCTGCTGCTGGGCGTAGTTGACCGCCAATCCGGCCACCACCACCGTCGCCAGAATGACGTACCCGATCAGCGCCAGCCGGAACCGACGTCGCACCGTCGTCGGCGGCAGATCGTCGATCTCAGGCATCGACCGGGTCGGCCGCCGCGTGCAGCATGGGATTGAAGCCCACCATCGCGCCCCCCAAGGTCAGCGCGGCCGGATGAATGGGCGGAAAGAGCGAGTAGACGACGAGCCCTACGCCGACGGCAATCAGCACGTACGCCCGAACCAACCGGAGCGTCTGCTGGTGATGGCGATACCGAGCCTTGTCGTCCTGAGCCTCAGCAGAAATCTCCTTCTGAGACTTCACAGCGGTGCGCCGCCGAGCCAAAGGCTTCTCCTTCGCGACCATCTGACTCTCTTTAGAATGAAATACGGGGCGATGGTCCGCCACGACCATCGTCCCGCAGCTTACGGCAAGGAGGCTCTCAGCGGGCCAAATTCAGCGTGGTACACGCCGGCCGCCCCACGGCCTTCCATACCCAACGAGCCACACGATCAGCACTGCTGCCACCAGGATGAGCAGGAGCGGACTCCAAAATACTCCACCGAAGATGGCGGCAATGATGATCAGTAGCAAGATGATTGCTAGGAGATCCATTTCCTGTATCTACCCCTTCTAATCCTCAGCGACCCTTCTTGCGCTTCCGAGAAGCAGGTTTGAGGACATTCAAGTAGAAGCTCGCCTGCCGTTTCGCCCGCGTCGAGCCATGCCTCATATCGTGTTGGGCTTGAGCGTGGACCGAGCGCTTCTTGCCGCTCTTGGCCCGCCGGGTCAGCGCTCCTGGACGCTTGATCGCCGAGGCGATGAACTTGCCCGAACCCTTCTTGCGAGTGCTCGTTCGCTTGCCAGCACTGCTCGTACTGCGCCGACGAGTCGATGACGACTTGCGACCGATCGGCGACTTTCGGCTGCGTGCGGCGGCCCGTCCACCCTTGCGTTGCGCCGCTTTGGACGGCTTTCTTCGCGCCATGGCTCACCTCCAGATGGGTTGTCCGAGAGCCTACTCGTGATCGTCACGAAGAATCTCCGGAATCTGGGCGCGAGCGCGTTTCTGTTCCGCTCGGGTGGGGGTCACATAGCGAGCATTCGGTGAACTGATGAGTCTCAGGAAATCTTCTCCTCTAAGAGTCACGAAAACCTCCTCGTTTTCGATGACTACGGCCAGGGCGGGCACGATATCACCGCCCTTGCCGCCTGGTCCGTGGATCGCCTGCTCGACCTCGCGCATCAATTGCTTAGAAACGCGGAAAGATTCGGCCGAGGTCTCCTTGAGGGAGAAGAGGAACTGCACGTCGCCCACGTCCAGCGGAGCGGTCCACTGATTGCCAGAACCGCGAGTAGGCTCGACGCCGAAGAACTTGCTCCAGAACGATTCGAACCGCCGGCCCTCCTGCTGGGGCGTGCTGCCCGGCCGGGGACGCTTGCGGAGCACTAGGACGGCAGCTCTGGCTCGCGGCCCTCTTTGAGCGCCGCCACGACCGCTCCGTGGCCCCGCAGGGCCTCTTCCTCGCTGGAGTAGCGCCAGCACCACTCGTCATAGGGAGCCGTGTGCGCATCATCGTCCCGAACAAACACCATCGTCTCGAAGATCACCGGCTCCTCGGATTCGCCAAAGCTGTGATCAACCCCTAGCCATACTGTTGATACTTCATAGCAATCGACCTTCGTCTTGGCTACTTTCCTGTAGTCATAGTCCTTCAGCAGATCGTTGATACGACCCAAGGGCTCCAGCAGAATGTTTCCTGCGGCATCCCACGTCTCGATCGGCTCTCCGTCGCGGTCGTACCAGTAGGCCATGCAAAGATCTTATCAACTACCCGACACCACGTGGACCACCAGCAGCATGATCGCCGCTATGAGACTCAGCAGAAAGATGATGACGATGAACAGATCATGCCTGCGCACCGACTGCTTGCACCGCAGAAACAGCTCGGGCTTGAGCGCAGGCGATGACGGAGGCAGCAGCTCGCTCTTGATGGTCTCCGGAGAAGACCATTCCGGCAGCTCTTGTATCTCCATCGAGAGTTAGCCCGCCCCCAATCAATCCAGTGCGGCCATCATCGTAGGTGATCGGAACCGCAACGGCCAGGCTCCCTCGCGAAATCGAGGAGTAGAAGCTGCTCGTTGCGGTCAAAGACATGGTCTCTTCTCTCTCATGCGGCGCGGCGTTTGCGCGCCTTGGCATCGACGAACTCACGCAACGAGGCGTGCTGGCGACGATCGTATTTGCCGAGATCCTCGGCCGACAGCTTGCCGCCGTCGCTGAACACCTGAAACCACTCGCCATCGGCGTTGGCGAAGCTCACGTAGCCCCCATCGGCGATCTCACGCGGCTGCTGGCAGGCTCCCGCGCGCGAGTAGGGATTGGTCCCGTACACCGCCCAGGTGCGATACCAGGTCGGCAGCAGGAAGTCAGACAGAGCCACCCCGCCGACCTCATAGCTGGTGTTCTCACACGGATCGCAGACTTCGAGCAGATAGTGGACGCGGCTGGAGATGCGCTTGAGGCCGAACTGTTTCCAGTCCAGATCGACGCCGTGAGGCAGCGCCGCCGAGTGCATCCGGTTGCCGAACGGGTCGGCCAGCATCTCCAGCAGCTCGTGGCTGACCGAGACCGGCCAGTCATTGGTGTCCTCGACGTAGGAGACAGGTTGGTTGTGGGCGTCGGTGAGGTGGTAGCCGAGCGCGTCGGGTTCATCGAGCTTGGCCTGAATCACCACCTGCCAGGTGCCGGCGGGAACCTCGGCGTAGACCCCCACCGTGGCCCGCACGTGCCACACCGGAGCGAAGTCCGCTTGGACCTGCTCGTTGAGCGCACCGGCGACCTCCTGGAGCTGCGCCCAATCGATCCTCCCGGTCGCGTCCACCAGCGCGACATGTACTGGAATAGCAGAAGTCATAGCTACACTCCCCCTACGTCGGCCAGCTAGTCACGTACACGGTGGCGCGCGAAATATAAGAATCCACCCACTCGCGCGGGGTACGCAACCGGCCTCCCGAAGCGATCATGATCCACTGCTGGGGAAGCGCGTCCTGCGCCGGATCGCGGTAGATCGATCCCCGGAAGGCCAGGTTGTCGGCCGCGTAGGGCCAGTTGTGGTTGAGCGTGGCGAGCTGCCAGGCCAACTTATCGGTGGAAACTTTCGGGGCCTTGCGAAAGGCGTCCTTCTGCGTCCGCAGCGTCTTGCCGGCCTCGGTCGCCATCGTCTTGGCGTTATAGGCGTTGGCGTAGTTCTCCTCTGAGCGCAAGCGCGGCGGGAAGGCGTCCTGATAGGGACCGATGTCAAAGCCACTGGGATCGGTGGGATGCCCCGTGTAGGCCGCCACCGCGTAGCCGGACTCGTTCTCACACAGCCCCTGGAGCAGCCCCTTGGGAAGCCGGGAGAACTTCTCGGGAGTCTGGGCCAGGAACAGGCACAGGCTCCGCTGGGTCATGATCCCGGCGATCCCATCGGCGACCAGCTTCTGCTTGATCTGAAACGCCTTGACGGCAGCATCGGTAGCGGGTCCGAAGCTGCCGTCAGTGGTGATCGAGACGCCGGCCGCGCGCAAATTCAACTGCAACGCCCACACGTCGGTGCCCGCCATCCCCCGCTTGAAGACGTAGCGATAGCGCGGAACTGGTTCCCAGCTCATGGCCGCCGAGGCCGCTCTTCGCCGGTGGGCGGCACCGGGACGCCCGGTGGGATCGGCTGATCGGGTGGCTGTGAGACGTCGGGAAGCTCCGGCGGGACCTCAGCACCCGGCACCGGAGCAGAATCACCACCGGCCGTGGTCGGGTCATAGTCACCAGCGGGCAGCTCGTCGGGGTGAACGTCGGGACCGTTGGCCATCTCGCCGGCCACCTGGGTCTCGAACTGCTGCCAGCCGGTCAGCCACTTGTGATGGCCGGCCCACACCAGGATCGCGGTGAGCCCGAACACGATGCCCTGGGTGAGCATCGAGGAGATCGAGGACTTAGTGGTGTGAAAGATCCCCAGGAAGTGGACGTGGACCAGCAGCCAGTCGGCCAACGCGCCGCTGATAATGGCGATGTAGGGACCGGCGAAGGCCACGACCCGGTTGATGGGGATTTTGTTGCCCATGACGTCTCCTATTTGTGGTACCGACGTTTGAGCGCGGCCATCGTCTGCGGACCGACGACGCCATCGGCTTTGAGCTTGACGTGCTTCTGGAACGCCACCACCGCACCGTGTGTAGACCGGCCGAAGACTCCGTCGATCGTCGCAGGACGACCCGGCCTGGCCTTGTGCAGGTAGTTACCGCGCAGCAAGTAGATCTGAAGCGTCTTGACGTCGTCGCCGCGCATTCCGTAGCGCAGCACCGAGCGTGGTCCAGCCGGCGCAACACTGCCATGCCAAATACCGGGGTTGTACTTGATGTGCCACCACTCACTCTGAGCGTCTGACCATGCCTTGGCCCAACCGTAACTGCGTCCGATTTGATCGACCGCCCAGCGATCCCACTGACTCGCCAAGTCGATTGCCAGGCCCCAGCCATGATTTGAACTCCCGGGACGCGCCGCCAGATTGCCACGACCCGAGAGATAAAGATTCCAGAAGTACCACTGTTTGGCGATCGTCCGGTAAGACGATATGACGTGGATAGGACGACCCCACCGACTCTGCGCGGCAGCGGCCATGGCGTTGAAGGCAGCGGCAGCATCGCGCCGCAGGTAGTAGCCACCACCGATCGACGCTAGCTCGGAATTTGAGAGCTGACCGTTGGCACTCACGCAGCTTCCTCCATACCATTAGGGCTCATGAACGAACAACTGCCAATTCCCGAAGGTGAGCGAGCCGCTGACGATGACTCGCTCGACACCCACGAGGACAACGAGGCTGAGCTAGACGCGGTATTCGGCGAGCCCGACGAGATGGAGGGCGAGGACGAAGGCGACTCGGGAACCGATGAAGAACCCGCCGGAGAGCAATCGTGAGCGTCTCGGGTCTGAGCGCCACCGACCAGGCGCGCGCTCGCGACCGTGCCGTCCAGGCCGCGATGGTCGGCTACGCCCACAAGACGGGCCTGCACTACACCACGGGAGCGCGACGCTGGCAGGGCATTCAACTGCGCCTGAACGCTCGCGCCGGCCACTTCCCAGACTGGGCCGACTGCTCCTCGTTTTGCTCGTGGTGTCTGTGGAGCGGGCTCGGGCTGGGCTTCAACCGTCCCGATAGCGTCAACGGCTGTAGCTGGCGAGCCGGCTTCACCGGCACCATGCTCACACACGGAGTCCCGGTTCGCTTTGCCTCCAATGCGCTTGCGGGCGACTGTGTGATCTACGGATCTGGATATCCCGGACGTCATGCCGCAATCGTCGTCAAGTCTGGCAACACGCCAATGGTCATCTCTAACGGCTCCGAAGCCGGGCCGTTTTACCTGCCCTACAACTATCGCCGCGATTTGATGGGGATTCGCCGTTACATCTGAGCACTAAGCGGGATTCCACGACACATCACGTCCCTGGATGTGACGTGGAGATCCCTGGGACGTCTGGGGCGATTGGGCCGGACTCGCCTCCGGTGTGGGGGTGGGTGAAGACGAGCAGTCGCCCTCTGAACGTCATCGGGTGATCATAGTCCCAATTTCCGCGTAAATGCCGAGAAATCGGGTATTCCCCGGTAACTGGGACAACTTCCCGAGATGTCTAGGAAGTAGCTACAAAAGATTATGAAACTGCTTCTTCCTCTACTACCTCTGACAGGAAGGTTAGATCTCCTTCCCATACATCAGATGCAGCAATCATGGCACGGTGTTGGTCAACTGCCGCATGATGCGCAGCAGGAATACGTGCTTTGAGGAACTTATCGACTTGCTGAGTGTCATGCCCCAGTGACTCTAGGCGATGTGCAACCTCTGCAATCTGTTCCGGCGTGGTGTTGTTGATCAGCTTGCGAAGGTATCCCCGGGGAGTGACGATTCGCACCCTCCGCCGGCCCGACTGGATCGAACCGCCTTGGCGAAGCTGATGATCGAGGGCATCGACCAGATCGCTGAGGCGCTGTTCCTGCACGGCGGCCAGGAACTCCTGGGGGTTGACCGACTGAGGATTCTTGGCGTGGGCCTGGATGAAGTCCTGGATGTCTGAGATCTGGGGGTTGTCGTACTCGCGCGAGGCCGTCCGCACCGCATCCATGAAGCGATGCCACTCCACTGGATCGACATTGGCCGGAGCCTTGGCACCCGTGGCCGCACGATGGCCGACACCGAACTTGCCCGAGCGGGTGTCATGGAGCGGGTTACCGCTCTTCTGGCCCGGCGCAGCTTGAGAGATCCCAGAGGGAGCGACGTCGGCCAACAGAACCGGGAAGCCATTGTCATCGACAAGCCTGACCTCAGCCATCGGCCACCAGGGCGTCGAGCACGGCTGAGATGTAATCCTTCTGACTGTCGGCAGGGAGATCGTTGGTCAGGAAGATCGTCTCTGTCAAGGGGTCATAGCGAGCTAACACGCCCTCGCTGATCTCCTCGACGTGCTCGATCGAGAGGTTGGTGGCCGGAATGATTCTCCAGGCCAGCGTCCCGTTGGGGTGCTCGCGCTCGCGCAGCGCCTCGGGGATCGAGAAGAGCTGGCCGTCGCGGTCCTCGCAGAACTTATCGGTCGGCCCGTGGCGGGCGTCGAGCGCCTGGAGCGTGGTCGCGCCGGCCGCCTGGGCGGTGAGCGCGGTGGCGGCGTTGTAGACGTCGCGGACCTCGGTCCGGACCAGCCGATCGGCCTTCCAGTCGGGGAAGTTGACGAAGTGCTCGCGCGCCCGCTGGATCAGATCGTCCTGCGAGATATTCGGGTTGTCGGCCAGCTCGGAGGCGACAAAGTCCCGCAGCTCGGTGCGCGTGGTGGAGGCCACCTCGGCCGCGAACTCGGCGATGTGGTCTGAGACCCAGCCCTCGATGTCATCAACACCGGGCCGGTCAGAAAGTTTCGCCTTGCCGCCCTCAATCTTCGAGGCCCGGTTGAGAATCTTCTGGAAGATCTCCTTGGTCCGGGTGAGCGTCGCCGGCCAGCGCTTGGACTGCTGCCAGTCGGCGATCAGCTTGGTGGCCCGGTCCAGGAAATCTTTCGGGCTCGCCAGCTCGACGACGTCATCGGTGATCTCGCTGAAGTTGACCTGCCCCAGCGCCTTGAGCGCCGACTCGTACTCGTCGGCGTAGAGATCGTGGTAGAGCAGCCAGAGCTGACGGGCGAAGCCCTTGATCGTCTTGTCGGTGTAATGCGGCGTGTCGGGCAGGTTCTCGATGAACTGCGTGCCGTTGGTCGAGAAGATCACGATCGGCTCCGGGGGGCCGGCCACGTAGGAGAAGCCCGTCGAGGAGGGAACCACGCCGACGCCGCCGGGCTGTGGGGTGATCGCCGCCGGCGGGCCTTGCGCGGCCTGCTGCTGGGCGGCGATCTTCTGCTCGCGGCGATTCTGCTCGGCGAAGTCGGCGATCGGCACACCGGCCTCTTCGAGCACCTCCTGGAGATCGACGAGCTTGAGCAGCTCCTGCACGCCGGTGTCCTGCTGACCGATGAGCTGGATGACCTGCTGGGTGAAGGTCACATCGACGTCGGCGAACCCCTGCATGACGAACTCGGCCACGCCCGCGTTCTGGAGGAAGTCGGGGTAGTTGACGGCCAGCCACTGGGGGATCAGCCATCTGTTGATCGACTCCACGATCTGGGCCGAGAGCACCGCCTGGGACTCGGTGAAGCTCGACTGCATCTCGGCGGCCACGTTGCGCGAGGAGGTGCCGCCCTTGCCCTCGAAGAACGCCTGCTCGGGGATCGCCAGCGCCCGGAGCTTCTGCACGTCGAGGTACTCGAAGCTCTTGTCGAAGGGATCGAAGTTGGTGGCGTTCTCGGTGAAGCCGATCTCCCACTGGCGGGTCGTGCCCCGGCCGGTGGCGTCCTCGTAGACCTCGGAGGGCAGCGCCATCACGCCCCCGGAGCGCATCCGCTCGCCCATCGTCAGCGCATAGTCGGCGTAGTTGGTGGTGACCCCGGAGATCTCATCGACGAACTCGCCCTCGGGGTGGTAGACGAGCACGGAGGGGTCGGCCTTACGCTCGAACGCGCGGTCGGCGATCGCCCACCGAAACCAGTAGCTCCACCAGTAGCGATAGGCGTAGCCCAGCCGGGGATAGCCGAAGATCGAGCCGAAGTTCTGCTCGCGCTCGTGGGTGACCCACAGCGAGTGGTAGAGATCGATCTTGTACGCGGTGCGGATACCCGACACGTTGGCCGGCGTGTAGGACTGCTTGGAGGGGTCGAAGTCGATCCCGTTGAACTGACCCTGGCCGTCCCACGAGGGCTCGCACGCCTCGGGCTGCATCCCCACGAACGGCTTCCAGCGAATCGGCTGAATCCCACCCTGTGATCCCCAGATCGGCTGCTCGGACTGTTCGCCAGAATTCTGATCAGTCTGTATATATGTGCCTGCTGGAATTCCCAGCTCGAATCTTTTCGCCACCGGCTGAAAGCCGAAGTCCAGGGCGTTGCACCACTGGAACACGAACGCGGCGTAGATCCGGCGCAGATCGTGATCGAGATGGGCGGAGACCTGGGGATTGGGGCCGTTCTTGTCGCGGGCGCTGATCATCCACTTGGCCCGCACGTGGGGCGTCTTGATGAACGAGAGCCCGAACGCCAGCATCGGGTCGCGGCGCATCGCCCGCAACCGCGAGAGCGGGATGTGCTCGACCTCGAACGGGGAACCGAGCTGGTCGGCGGCCTGTCGCCAGTTGGCGAAGATGGCCTGCTGCTGCTGGGAAGGAGCCTGTTCCTTGCCGGAGACCGACGAGCGGATCTTGGCGGCTTCTTCGGGCGCGATGTCGCCCGGAACGACCTTGCCGCCGCCGTTGGCTCCTGACGTTCTAGTGATCTTCACCGGGGGAATGGGCTTACCTCTCGGGCGTGATTGGCCCGCCGAGCGACTTGCGCCACTGGTCAAACTCGGTCTCGTCCTTGCTCCGGAAGCCTATCGGCCCCGTGGGCGGTCGCACAATCCTGACACTCACTGCGCGATCGATCGGTCGAGCCGAGGGCCGCGCGCCGGTGTTCAGCGCCTTGCGCTTGACCTTGCGGATGTTGGCCACGGCGTAGCGGAAGTTCGACATTGCGTGGTTGAACTCGTCGATCTGGTTGAGCGTCTTGGGGTCTCTGCGCCAGGCCACGGCCTCCCGGCAGAACATCGGGCAGCGAATCGCATCGACGTAGAAAAGATCCTCGGTGACCTGCTCCTTGACCAGTTTGATGTGCTCCTCGAACTCGCGCGTGGTGTGCCACTTGGTGTGCAGGTTGATGTCCTTCCAGTCCATCCGGGCCGACTTGCCCTGGGGGTCGGCGAATCGCTCATAGACCCGCCAGCCGGGAAAGATCTTCTTCCACTGCTGCTCGCGCTCCTTGACCAGTTTCCCCAGCGCGGCATTGCCGATCTCGGCCTTGTAGATCTCGTCGAAGCACACGATCGTGCCCTCGCGCAGCCGGCGCACTTCGCCCAGGAAAGTTTCGGCCTCGATCTCGTAGCGCAGGAGCTGGTACCAGTTGACCGCGTGGGGGTTGGTCCCGCCCCAGTCCACGGCCAGGAAGATCGGGCCGTTTCGGGGATCGGCCAGGTAGTTGCGCAAGCCGTGGCGGTTCTCTGAGAACGTCGGCAGGTAGTGATAGCGCGTCTCGGGTTTGGCGCAGAGCTGCTGGCACTCGAATGTTTCGGGGTCGTTCTCCTTGAACTGCTTGACCAGATCCTCATACGGCTGCCATCCCCGAGAGCGAAAGAAGTCGCCCTTGCAGATGTGAGTGAGCAGACGCGGCGTGTCGTCGTCCCACTCGCCCTTGCGGATCAGATGGCACTCGCACTTCTCGTTGGGATCGCGGCCCAGCTCCTTGAGACGGGCCTGGCGCATGAACGTGTTGGCCATCTGACAGTGAGCCTGCTGAGCAGCAGTCTCCTTGATACACCATATATACAACTTGCGCGGTGGCCGGAAGCCCTCGCGGATGGCCTTCTCGATCTCGTTGATCATCTCCTGGACACGCCCATTGGGTCCCTTGCGGGTGCTGGTGGCGATGTCCTGGGGCTTGATCAACCGGCCCTCTCGGGAGACCTTGGAGATCGTCATGTTGCGCGACTCAGACCACGTGCCGGCGTCCATCAGCTCGACCTCGTCGGCGTGCGCCTTCTGGGGGTGGGGGCCGTTGACGGCGGCCGGCGTGCCCGGGAGCACCTCGACCTTGGAGGTGTTGCGCCACACCGTCTCACGCATCAGCGAGGAGACGATCTCGGGGCGCTTCTCGCCGTCGTCGTCATAGATCCACCCCTTCAGGTGGGCGTAGCAGCGCAAGCTCTGGGCCTCGGTGGCCCCGAACGTGCAGCTCTCACACCCCGGCTTGAACTTCGAGTTCAGCCAGTGCAGCAGCGCCACCATCATCGTCTTGGCCCCGCCCCGGTTGGCCACGCCCAGACCGGCGTCGATCCGCTCGAAGTACAGATCGGCCAGGAACTGGAAGGGCGGGTCGTGACCCTCGCACACGGCCACCCGGGGGATGTTGATCCCCAGCTCGGCCCGAATGCAGTCGTGCAGCTCGTCGTCGTCCTGCGGCCCCTGAATGGACAGGCGATGCTCCAACTCGGCCTGGGCCTTGAACATCTCCTGAAGCTCTTCGGTGGGGAGCTGCTTGAGCAGCTCCAGCATCGATTCAGGGGTGTCGGGGAGTCTAGGCGGAGACGTTGCCATCGATGACGTCCTCATCGACCACCTCGACGTCCACCACGGCCTGCGCCTCTAGCTGACGGCGCAGAATCTGGGCGGCGGGTCCGGCGGTCAACTTGTCCGCGAGGATGGCGATTAGCTCATCGCGCGAGTGCTGCTTGGCCTCGGCCTCTTCTTCCTGGAGCTGAATCTTTCGCTCGGACTGCTCGACGTCGAGCCACTGCTGAGCCGCCTTGAGCCGAGTCCCCATCGGCTGATTGCGGGCGATCGCCTCCTGGAACACGAGGGCGATCTCGGCGGCGTGAAGCTGAGCGGCCTCGGCCACGTAGTGCGCGGCGGTCTTCTTGCGCAGCCGGCGGCGCTCCTCGGCGTTGGCTCGCTGCGCGGCGTGCGCGGCGGCGATCTGCTCGGGCCTTCCCCACGTGCCCTCGGCGTGACGCTGCTTGGCCAGCTCGGACAACTTCTGTCGTCTCTCGGGTGAGAGATTCATCTTCCTCGTCATCCGAGGCACCTTGGCCACGGACGGAGGATACTATCCAGTGAGTGCCAGCAGGGGCTCTTCCGCTTGTAGCTGAAGCTCAGCTACATCGGCAAACAAGTGTGGGTACAGCTCCTGCAAGCTGGTAGAACCTTCGGCCTGCAAGCAGCTATCGACGAAGTCAGATCCCACCTCTGCCTGGGCATCGCCGTCGATCCGGTACCGATACAGCGAGCGCTGATCGACGCCGCAGGCGGTAGCTAGGTTGCCCCAGGAACCGTGGTAGTCATCGATCCGATAGTCCAGCCACAGGGCGAACGAGAGCGCCGAGACCTGGACATCGGGACCGATATTGCGCTTGGCCAGCCGCTCCTCGTCGCGAGGAATTCCGGCCTCCCGGCGCTTGGCCTCGGTGTAGATGCGCTCGTACTCGCGCTTTTGCTCCAGCCACTGAGAATCTTTCTTGCGCTCGTGATATAGCTCACGCGCACGTTCGCGTTGTTGTTCGAGCGACAGCTTGGGCTGGCGTGTGCCGTAGGGCTTGCCCCGCCGTCTGAGCCCCTGGGTGTAGCGGGTGCGAATGCGCTGGCAGGTCTTGCAGATCGACTGCCAGGCGATGACGTTGCCCTCACGGTCACGCTCGCGGGCGTGGAAGTCGATGATCAACCGCCAGCGGTCACAGACAGAGCAGAATCGTCGCCCGCACACGACCGCTGGCATAGGCGAGGGATCACGAGGCTTGCGCCGGTCGCGATGACGCTTGCAGGTGCAGTTCGGCTTACAGAAATGAGCGTATCGGTGACGACCACGCTGTCCCTTACGGGCCGTGAGCACATTCAGACGGGACTGCTGTTCATCGGTGAGTCGCAGATTGTTCCGGCGTAAGTACCTACGGAACGTCGTATATGCCACCTGATGCTTATTTGCTATCTGTCCCTGAGTGAGTCTTCCGTGTAGGTACTCACTTGCTGCAATCGCCAGCTTCTTATGTAGATACTCCGTAGCTAGAGATCCTGATGGTTGTCTCTGGCCATTCACCCCAAACTCGCTCTACGGTTGCTTTAGCTATGAGCACGTCATCTCTATAGGCCCTCGTGTTCAGTGCGTCACAAATCAGCTTCAAGGCGTTGTCCACGTCCGGCTTGCGATTCCGAGGAACAGGATGCCGCAAACCCTCAGCAGATAGCTCCCCGTTCTTACGAAAGTGACCACGGGGGCGCACTACGACAATCCTAATCACAATCGCGAGCGCCGTGTCGTCTTGTAGACGCGGCTCACCAGCTTCCCTCCAAACTGCGCGAACCTCGTTCTCCGAGATGATATTGCTGGGCGGCGTGTAAGCGCGCTTGGTCCGGGGATCGAAGCGCTGACGCTGCTTAGTCTCGGCCTTCCCGGCGACTCGAAGCTCGATCAGAGAATCAGGTTCCAGCTCCAGAGGATCAGCTTGAGCAGCAGATGCAGCACCGCCGGGCCGAGGGCGCAGATGACGAGAAACTCGATCGCGAGAATGAGGAATTTGGTTCCTCCGCTGGGCGGCGGCGGGTCACTTGCCACCGGATCGACGCAAGATTCCTGACGGCTTACCGCCCGAGCGTTGCCATTCGTCCATCCGCATTGATTCATGACGGGAGAGCTGCTCCAGGAGCTTGTAGTAGGAATCGCGCTCAGATCGATGCGCCGAAGCGAAGATCTCGTGCCGGCGCTGGCGCTTGCGCCACGTCTTGACGTTCTCATCCTGCTCGATCTCGGCCTCCAGGATCGTGACCTTCACGTCCTTGCCGTGCGAAGACCCCACCAGCAGCGCCCGCGCCATCTCGTCGGCGGCGAGCTTGCACAGCAGGGAGATCCGCTGATCGCGCGCCCAGCGATAGTCCACGTAGTAGGCAAAGCCGGCGAACGTGCTGTAGAGGCGTTGCAGCTCCTGGTCAGAGAGCTTGGTCCAGTCCCAGGGCAGCTCGGGGGCGGCGTCGGCGGGCGGCTCGGGAGTGTGCATCCGCTGGCCCGCAATCTCCTGCTCGACGTCGAGGACCAGCTTTTGATACTCGTCGTCGGAGGGCTCTACCGGCTCTTCAACAGACCGCTCTGGACCAGCTTGCGCCACCGATTCGGTTTCATCGGCTGGTTCTTGTGATACCGCCTCAGCAGCTTCTCCTCGCTGCTCAGGTTCGGCATCGGGTGCTTCTGGCCCTTGATCGGCATCCGGTACTTCCTCGCCGTCGCCCTCGCCTCCCTCAGCGCTCGGCGCTGGTTCGGGCTCGGCCGGCTCGGCGGCAGGTGCATCCGCTCCCGCTTGCGCTGACGGTGGCTCTTCTTGGGTCGCACCGGTCTCCTTGATCTGGTCGTGAACGTCCACCAGGCCGTTGAGGATCGTCTGGCGGTTGCGGTGCGTGGACTCATAGGCCCAGACGTTTCGGAGCAGCTCGTACAGCTCGCTCAGGTCATAGTCGTCGAGCGCCGCGTTGACGCCCTCGATCACGCCCTGGACCTTCTCGCGGTTATAGCCCTCCCAGGGTTCGAGCTTGGACAGCTCCTGAAGATCATCGGCGCGGAACGCCTCGGGGGCGTGCTCGACGATGTTGCGAGCGTCCTGGATCTGCTCCTCGGGCGGAATCTTTTCGGGCTCGCTCGTGGTTTCGGGAGAACTCTGCTCCTCTGGCTCGCTCGATGACGCCGGTGAACTCGTGTCGGTTGACTCGCTGGACTCCGCCCCGTTGCCGTCCTCGAACTGGGCGGCCATCCGCAGAATCTTTTCCACCTCCGGCCCGCGCACCTGCTGCTCCCAGGCGTCGGTGGCCAGCTCGATCAGGGCGTTGGCCTCGGCGATCAGCTTGGCGTCCTCGTCGGGGATCGGGCCTTCGAAGCTCCCATCCTGCTTGCCCTGGACGATCAGCTCTCTGGCTTGACTGGGTTTCATCACTTGTCTCCTGTCACGACCCCAAATGAAATCTCCGATGAACTCCACGCCCGCCGCACCGGCCACGCGATACGCGCTCTCATCGGCCTCTCCCATGCAGATTGCTGAAAGTGCATCCTCTACCAGTACCTCTGGATCGCCATCTACACCGTAGCTAGAAGCAACTTCGCTGACCGCAACCTGCTCACGCGGCGAGAGAATCATCGGCGGTCGATGAGATCTTAGCATCCTCCTCCCACTCATCGAGCACGCGCTGACGAGCGGTCTGGTAGTCGTAATCCGGGCGCACCAGCTTGGCCCGCTCGATACCCACGGAATCCGCGAGCAGCGCCACGCCCTCCTTGAAATCGAGCTGGCACGTCTTCTTGTAGTCACAGAACTGACACGGCGGATAGGACCACCGCCAGCCGAAGGGGTGACGCTTCGAAGGATTTTCTTCGGGCAAAACACCGTCGATGAAAAACTTCCGCCACTGCTTGAGCCGCTCGACTCCCATCTCGAAAAACTTCTCGTCGTAATCGACACGGAACTCGGCCGTGTTGGCCGGATTGTCCCGCGACATGTAGAAGATGATGCCGTGCGTGACTGGTTGGAGCCCCGGCCACAGCTCGTCTTGAAAATGACGCACGAGCGCGATCTGGACCTTGTTCTGCGAGATGTGAGCCGGATCGGGGCCTCTGAGACCGAGCTGCATCTTCTCGATGTCCTTGGACTCCTTGGTCTTGATCTCGACCGGGAGCGGCTTCTGCCAGTTGGGCGGCTGGATCACCGAATCGACGGAGGAGGTGAGCCAGGCGTCTGACCAGGTGAAGCCGGTCTGCACCGCCTCCTCGGGCGACGCCGACAGCAAGATGCCCGCTTCGTGCCACGTCCTGACCAGCTCCACCTCAGCGTCCTTGCCGGCCTGCATGACGACTCGCGACCGCCGCGAGAAGGGCTCGGCGCTGGGCAGATCCATCATCCGATACAGGGCCTGCCGGCTGCACGCCATCGGGTTGTCGCCGGGGAACTGAGAGCCGTGGAAGGACACATGCCAAGCTCGCCCGTGGGGGGAGTCGTCGTCCTGGGAGCGCCAGCGCACGTCCTCGACCTGGCGATAGGCACTGCGCGTGATCGGGTCCACGGTGCGGATGATCTGGAGCCGGCTGAGAAGTTCCTGGCGCGTGAGCTTGCGCAGTCCGAGCGCCGAGCGCAGCTTCAGACCGGCCAGCGTGCCCTTGTCGTAGATGTACCTCATGCCGGGACGACAGCCTAGTTCTTCTGTGCCTGCGCGGCCAGGTATAGCTCGGTGCCATCGCGGGCGCGCTTGATGAGGTCTTGGATCTGCGCGTCCGAGTTGTTCTCCTCGACCCAATAGATTCGTTCATCCAGCTTGCCGTCAACGCGCAACATCTCGTGGATCAGAACGCCGCCGTGCTCGTTCTTGATGCGCTGGCCCACGGACGAATCCTCCGCGCTCCAGATGTCGCCCAGGTTGGTGCCATACGGGCCACGCTCGGGGTAGCTCATCCAGCTCCCCTGAAGATACTCGTTCATCTCGATCCTTTCATCTTCTTGTAGTGGCCCACGACTTGGTTGGCTTTCATATGGAAGTGATTGATCTGCTTCGAGTGCGGCATGATTCTCAGCTCTCCCTTGCCGCGCTCCTCAACTGTGGCGAAAAAGCGTATTCCTCTGATGTCGCAGTCCACTATGTCGCCTGCACTGACACTGGTGAGATTCATATGACCCTTTCTCGCGGAAAGGACCATTGTACCACAAACTATGATCTTACCGTCGCGACGCAGCCAGTGCAGTGTCCTGAATCTTGATCCTCAGATCGAGATCTTCGACAATCAGATCGCGCAGTGCCTGCTGACCATGCAGCTTGCGCTCACCATAGGCATACCGCCCCTTGGACGTCGTCTCGATGATCCCGTAGTGGCGGGCGGCCTTGATCAGCTCGAAGAGGTCATCGAACCGCATCGAGTCCAGATCGAGGCGCAGCGTGGCCGTGCGGAACGGACGGCACACGCGAGACTTCTCCACCCGGACCTTGATCTCCATCCCGTTGGGCTCGATCTGCCCCGACATCCCCTTGACCTGGTTGGCCTTCTCGTCGAGATCGCCCTCGGCGTTGCGCCACAGCCAACTGCCCTTCTTGAACACCACGCTCATCGAGGACTGGTGATCGAGGATGCGCCCGCCGGCGGGGTCCTCGCCGCCGGTCCGGAAGTTGACCCGGACCTGGTCGATCAGGATCACCGTATTGGCGCTCTGATCAAATCTTTCATTGAGGCGACGGAAAACTTTCCCCCAGGCACGAGCGTTGATCCCCGGCCGCCAGTCGCGCACGTCGGCGTTCAGCTCATCCTCGGAGACGGCGATCGAGCACGAGTCGATGATGTGGAAGTGGACCACGCCGAACAGCGCCTCCATCTTCTCCCCGATCTCCTCCACCGTGGTCCCCTCGACCAGCGTCAGCTCGTCGGTATCGAGCCCGATCATCTCCTTGGCGAACACCGGGTCATACTGCTTCTCGACGTTGTAGTAGGCGCACGTGAAGCCGAGCTTCTGAGCCTCACGGGCGCAGATCAGCGAGCGCAGCGTCTTGGTCGATGAGTAGCCCCCGTAGAAGCGCGTCCAGCGTCCCACCGGGATACCCCCGCCCATGGCCACGTCCAGCTCCAGCGAGCCGGTGGAGATCCGCGAGGGATGCTCCATGTCGTTGCCGCGCCGGATGCTGTCGGCGTACTTGCGGTTGATCCGGTTGACGATCTCCTGATACTCATCAGGATGCACGGGCAAGCGCTTCCTCCTCTCGGGCCAGCTCTTCCATCAACGTCTCGATGCCGATCAGATCCGTGACCACGATCTGGACGTAGCCTTTCCACTCATCCTTCTTGCCGGCCACGGAGATGATCTTGCCCACCTGGATGAGATCCTCGAACATCAGCAGCTCGTGCTCCCAGAGCTTGAGGTTGTACGAGTTGGTCCCGAACACGATCGTCACGTTGGCAAACGGCGTCTTGCGCTTGGTCTGCTTGCGGACCAGCTTGGTGATCTCGCCGCCCACCGTGACCTCCTCGCCGTTGGCGGCCAGCTCGATCTCCTCGGAGCTGTAGCTATTATGTAGGATGAACTCCTGCTGTTCATCAGTCATAGACAAGGTGGACACGGGCAGGTTGAGCAGCGCGGCCTGACCTTGCATCAGCGCCAGCGGCGCGGGCTCGCCGGTGACCTCGGGGATCTCGCGCTGCTTCTTGATCTTCGTGTTGTGCTTGAGGTGCTCCCACACGGTCCACGAGACCGCCCTCTTGGAGCCCACCTTGGGCACCGTGGAGAGCATGTAGGCGCGCTCAGCCAGCTCGTCACAGGCTCCGGATTCGATCAGCGGCTTGTGCGGGATCGCCACCGCCATCACCTCCTCGATCGAGTGAAACGGCCGCAGCTTGAGAATCTTTTCGGCCGCCTGGCCGCCGACGCCCTTGATCGCCATCAGCCCCAGCACGAGCCGGCCCTCATCGTCCACCGTATAGCCCGCATCAGAAGCGTTGATGTCGGGCATCACGATCTCGATCCCCAGCAGCTTGGCCTCGCGCAGCGCCGACTTGCACTTCTCGTCGTCGTCCTCGTAGGTGAGAAACGCGGCGTAGAACTCGGCCGGGTAGTTGGCCTTGAGGTACATGTCCTGGTACGCCTGGAGCGCGTAGCAGGCCGAGTGGGACTTATTGAAGCCGTACTGCCCGAACCCCAGCAGCTTGTCCCAGATCTCCTGGGCCAGCGGCCGGGGGATGTCTCGCGCGTCGGTGCCGGCGAACCACTTGGCCTCATAGCGGCGCATGAAGTCCTGGGCCACCGTGCCGCCCCGGATGCGGTACAGCTTGCCCATCGCCTTGCGCATGTCGTCGGCCTCGCCCCCGGAGAAGCCCCCGAGCTGCTTGGCCACCTCCATCACCTGCTCCTGGTAGGCGATCAGACCGTGAGTCTCAGACAGCACCGGCTCGACCAGCGGGTGCCAGTACTCGAAGTCCTGATGGCCGTGCTTGCGCTTGGCGTAGTCCCAGGTCACCCCGCCCTTCATCGCGCCGGGGCGATACAGCGCGTTGGCGGCGGTCAGATCGAGCGCGTAGGAGGGGTGGATCTCGCGGAGGAGGTTGGTGATCCCGCGCGAGCCGAACTGAAAGATTCCGGTCGTGTAGCCGTCACAGAAGCGCTCCATCACGACGGCCTCGACGGCCTCGGGGTCGCGCAGGGCATCGAGCTTGTTGAGATCGATCCACTCACCGGTGCGCTCCAGGATGAGCTGGCAGGCGTACTCGTGCTTGGACAGCCCGGTGATCCCCAGACAGTCGAGCTTGACGAAGCCGTGATCCGAGACGGCGGGGAAGTCGGCGGCGTCAGACCACGAGGTGACCAGATCGCCCTTCTTACCCCGCTCCAGGGCCATGTACTCGTTGACCGGACCGGGGGTGATGATGATCCCGGCGGCGTGCTTGCCAGCGTTGGCCACGAGCCCTTCGAGCGCCAGGGCGTGCTTCCACAGCTCGGGATAGGCGTCGCGGAAGGCCGTCAGCGTGTCGTTGATCGGGATCAGCTCCTCCAGCTTGGTGGCCTCGGAGTCCTGGCGAATGTCGATCGTGTCGGTGACCTCCTTGGCGTCCATCCAAGGAACGTCGAACACCCGGCACAGATCCTGGATCACCTTGCGTGGCTGGAAGGTGGAGTGGGTGATGATGTCGGCGACGTGATCCTGCCCATAGCGTTTCGCCAAGTACGCCTTCACCTCGGCTCGGCGCTCGGAATCGAAGTCGAGATCGATATCTGGGAGCCCCTTACGGGTGGGGTTGAGGAAGCGCTCGAACAACAATCCGTAGCTGATCGGGTCAATGGCGGTGATCCCTATCAAATAGGAGATCAGACAGCCGGCGGCTGAACCCCGCCCCAAGCCCACACGGATGCCCTGAGACTTGGCCCAGCGGCATACATCGCCTACCATCACGAAGTAGTCGATCACGCCCTTGGCCAGGAGCATTTCCCACTCGGAATTGGCGCGCTCGACGTAGAGATCGTACGACCACTTCTCCCAGTGCTCGGGCGGATATTCTTCACGCAGCCGCTTCAGGCCCTCAGAAATCCAGGTCTGGAGCGTGGTTGCGCTCTCCTGTGGGGACTCAGAAACTTTCGGCAGCTTGTTCGAGCGATCGAGCAGAAACGGCGACGTGCGCTGGACGAACACCGTGGTGTTGGCGATCGCCTCATCGACGACGCCGAGCGAAATTCTCGGATGGTGCTTCTCGAACCACAGGCGCATCTCCTCCTCGTGGGCGAGGTAGAGCGTCGGCGTCAGCTCGGCTAGATAGCCGGCCTTGCCACACTCGATGTCCTTGGCGACCTGCTTGAGCGAGGAGTTCTCGCCCATGATCTTGGCGATTCGCTGAGTCTCAGCAAGTTCTCGGATCGGGAAGTGGGCGTCGTTGGTGGCCAGCAGCGGGATCGAGCGCTCCTGCGCGATCGACACCAGCTCGACGTTGAGCGTGCGCTGGTCATCGAAGTCATGCGGCATCAGCTCGACCCAGAAGTCGTCGCCGAAAAGATTCAGCATCCGCGAGACGTAGTCCTTGACCGCGACGCTATCGCCGCCCTTGACCAGATGCGCGAGCCACGAGGAGAAACAGGCCGAGGAAGCCACCAGCCCGTCCCGATGGCGCTCCAGCAGCTCGTCATCGACGCACGGATACTGGTAGAAGCCGCCGCCGTCCTCGACCTCGGCGAAGGCTTCGGAGACGAGCCGAAGCAGGCTGTGCCAGCCCTTCAAGTTCCTGGCGTAGAGACACAGATGCCACGCCCGGCGATCCTTGAAGCGCTTGGCCAGCTTCCGGTTGGGCCTGTAGTAAGCCTCCACACCGACTATAGGAAGGATGTGTACGTCTCTACACGCCTTGATGTGGTGAAGCGCACCAGACATGGTGCCATGGTCGGTGAGTGCCAGCGCACCCTGACCAAGCTGGGCGGCCCTGTCGGCGTACTGCTTGGCTGTACCTATGCCATCCAGGCGACTGTACTCAGAGTGGCGATGCAGATGTACGAAGCTCATCTGCCGCGACCACCTCTATCCGCATCGTCATCCAGGATCGTCACCATCCGCGCAGCGATCGGCTCCAACACCTTGGCCAGCGCGATCAGCCCGTAGCCCACGGCCTGGCCGGCCTTGACTTCAGCCGACTGCACTGAGCCGCCGAGCTGGTCGATCTTTTGCTCCATCTCATCGAGCAGGTTCATTGCCCGTCCGTCTTCTGAGAGTCAGAAAATGACCGAATGTGGTGAATCATGCCCGGGCATCATCGCAGACACCGCACCCCAGAGATAGAGCGCGGTGTCATGCGAGATCGGCTCAGGCGGCGGAGAGCTTGACCTTGGTCTTGGTCTGGATGTCCGCCGTGACGCGCGCCAGGTTGCGGTTGGGAACCACGACGAAGGTGATTCCCTGAGCGTCATAAGTTCCGTGCTGCTCGCGCATGTCCTCGATGTACGCCTCGATCGCCTCGCTGGCGTTACGACCTTCGTACTTGCCCAGAATCTTCAGCGTGCCATCTTCGTCCTCGTTGAAGACGTGGTAGAGCGCCTTGCCTCGCCCGTTGGTTGCCGGCTGCTGACGAGCCGGCGTACCCCGAGCGTTCTTTCGAGTGGGACGCTTGCGCGTCGAAGCGGTTGCCGTGTTGGCCATTGATCTGTCCTGTTCTAGAGAAGTTGAACTCATGTTCGGTTACGCATGAAGGGATTGACCCGCTGCGTAGGTTGGGAATTTCCACCCTGGCCGTGGCCGGCGTCATTGCCGCCAACGGCATGACCGAGATCTTTGAGGAAGTCCTCATAGGAACCGGGCGTGACCTGCGGAGTCAGGTCGTTCTTCTCCGCCGCCAGCTTTTCTTCCTCCTCGGTCATCTCCTGCGCGCCGGAATCAACGTCCTCCGGTGCGATGTGGTACTTGGTGTCCAACTTCTCACCCTTGCGCTTGATCTTGAAGCGCCGCGAGCGCAGCCCCCGATAGTTGACGTTGATCTCATCCAGCTCCTCGAAGAGCCGAATGCCAGACACCCAGACGGCCACCTGGGGCTTGCGGGAGATGATGACCGGGTCTCCCACCCGGTCCTTCACGATCCGGTTGTTCGAGTCGCGCTTGAATACCGGGGCGTCGAACCAGATGAGGTTGATGAAGCCCTGGAAGCGACGGGGTAGATCGCGCTCGCAGCCGGGGCACGGTGTCCCGTCGCGCTCCTGATCGAGACACGGGACGTTGCGGCCGAACTGCCGGCCCTCCACCGGAATCTCGTGCATCTGAGCCCAGTGAATATCGTCGTCCTGCTCTAAGAAGCGAACGATGGCCTCGTCTCCGGAACGGATCTGAAAGCGGAGATATCCTCCGCCTTGCGCGCGCCGAGCCTCTACTTCAGCCGACGCTTCGCGTACTCCAGCGAACCCTCTTGGCATCTCGGTCTCCTTGGGTGTTGTTTGGGCTGGGGTTGTTTTGGGTGATTTATTGAGATCTTAGGATCGCACCCTGATCTTAGCTTCACTCTGCGCCAAAGTCCAGGGCTTTGCACGACCAATGATGTCTTCCAGCTCGAATGTGTCGAGATCCATGGCGTCGCTCTCATGTTCACCAACGACGTGGACTGAGACAAACGGCTTGAGCTGATCGACCGCACCGCGATGTTTCCGGTTCTGAGCATCGATCCATCCCCAAGTCGCCATCTCACCAGCTTTATCTGAGTCCAACATGAGAATCGCCCGCTCGGTCAGCTCCCGAATGATTCTGGCGTGATGTTCGGTGAAGTTCGAACCGTTGATGGCCACCGCCGGAGATTTGAGCTTGGTGACGACGGCGATCGCGTTCCACTCGCCCTCGACGACGATCAGCTCCTTGATCGACGACTCGATGCGATGCGCCCCATAGACCACGCGGCTGTTGAAGTAGCAGGGCCAGCCGTAGCGGTGGCCTCGACCCGGAGAGTCTCCCAGCACGAGGTACTTGGGCCGCCGGCCATCGACCGACCGCGCCTTGAAGCCCACCAGACGGCCTCGCTCGTCGCGTACGGCGAAGGTAATCCGGTCACTGAGCGAATCCCAACCGAACTCCCAGTTCGCCAGCGTCTCGGGCGCAAAGCCGCGCTCGAACACGTAGTCACACGCGGGATCGCTCTCCCACCCCGGCGTCTGCCAGGCCATCCACGCCTCGGGCCAGTTGACCGCAAACCGTTCGAGCGCCGACTCGTCGAGCAGCGGCTGGGCCGGCACGAAGACCGGCTCTCGCTCCAGAATCTTTCTTACCTCGGCCACCGTGTTGCGCGCGTCGGGGTTGATGAAGCCCGGCTGATAGCGCTCCTTGAGCATGCGGGTCGCTTCCAGTGGCGAGATCTGAAGCAGATGCGCGGTGAAATCTGAAGCTGTACCAGCAGCCTTGCACTTATAGCAGAAGAATGCAGTGGTGTCGGTGTTCATCGAGAGCGTGTTGTTGTCGCCATCGTGAAACGGACACGGCATGCGAATCTCGTCGCCGCGAGCCATCTCGAAGTCGAGATCCAGGCAGTCGAGCATGTCCTCGACATCTACATGGGAGATCCACTCAGTCACTACTCGCCACTGACGCGCTTGAACCGATCACCCATGATCTCTTCGCGGAAGTGCTGTTTGTCGTGATCCCAGACGGCATAGAACCGACCCAGCTTCCCGTCGCGATTCTTGTTCAGGCGGATCTCCATCCGCTTGGCCTTGTGCATCTCCTCATCGGCGTGCAACCCGATCACGATGTCGGGGTCCTGAATTGCTGAGATCGAGTAGGCGATGTTGTCCAGCTCCGCGCCCTCCTTGGACGCGGAGCGGTTGGTCTGAGCGGCGGCGATGATCGGGATCTTCAGAGTGCGAGCGTTCTGCTTGAGATCCTGGGTGATCTCACCCAGCGTCTGCCACAGCTTGCTGCCTCGGGCCGCCCGGGCAGATCTCATGAGACTTAGATAATCGATGAAGACCACGTCGGGTTTGTGTCTGATCATCTCGGAGAAGATGTGATCAGCCGTGCAGCCCCGCAGCGAGTCGATCACGGTGATGTCGCAAGGCTTATGAGTGATCTGGTCAGCCGCCACCCGCCAGTCAGCCAGCGAAACTTCTTCCAGTTCGAGGTGTTTGAGCTTCCAGTAGTCGATCCCGGTGGCCATCGCATCCCAGCGCCGCATAATCACCCGACGCTCCATCTCCAAGGAGATGAACAGCGGGTTGAAGCCCCTCATCCACATGTTGTAGGCCATCACCATCAGCAGGGTGCTCTTGCCCAGGCCCGAGAAGCCGGCCACGGTGGCGAACTCGTGGGGCTGAATGCCGCCGGTCCAGTCGTCCAGCGAGCGAAATCCGAAGGGCACGCCCAACTTGCGGCCCTCCTGCTTGGTCTGTTCGTACTCGACAATCCGCGAACCCATGTCCTTGAAGCGAGCCACCTCGGACGTCGGCACCTGCATCGCGAGCTGCCGAACCAGTTCGAACACCTCTAGAACGATCGTCTCCCCGGAGTCGAGGTCGTCGGCGCGCTCGGCGATCTGCACGGCAAAGTCCTGGGTGTAGCGCCGGTTGACCACGCCCACGAACTTGTCGAGCAAGTACTCCAGGGGCTCCTCGGGATACAGGAACTCCCACTGCGGCCGATCGGCCTTGATCACCTCTTTGGTGGGCGGATCGTTGTAGCGCCGCCAGTAGGTGAGCAGGTAGTCGTACATCTCCCGGCACGACTCGTCAGCGAAGTGCGCGAGGTCGATGCGCGAGACGGCCTCCTCCAGCCTCCCGGTAGAGATCAGCTTCGAGATCAAGCTGCGCTCAATGTCCATCTCAGTCCTCGACGGTCATCGCGTACTGGCGATCGCGGCCCTTGACGGTGAGCCGGTGGCCCACCAGCAGACGCCGGGGAACATCGAGCCGGTTGCCGCTCTCGGGCAGGTACATCTCGCCGTCGATGATCACCATCCCCAGCACGATCTGCTCGCGGGCGACGGACTGAGACATGCCGAATTCCTCGGCCAGCAGAGCTGGGAGATAGATGGACTCATCGGGCTCGGGCATACCTATCTCCTGAATCTCAGAAAGTTTCTGGTCTAGCCTCCGTTGGGGGCGAGCTGATCCTGGATCGACTCCATGACCAGATTCCGCTGCACCGAGACGACGTCGCCTTCGACGATCTCGGCGAGCTGATTCAGCGCCGCTGCCATGTTCTCACGTTGGACGTCGGTGAAAGGAGCCGGCGCATCGGGGTCGATGTAGGTGATGATCTGGCAGGGGCCGACGCTCACGTTGGCGTACTGGCCGGTGGGGATCAGTTCGGACGCCGTCATCGTGATCCGGACCATCGGCCGGCCGTCGCTGGTCCGGGGCCAGCCGTCGCTCACCGTCTCCTGCTGCTTCTCGGCCTGCTTGGCGGCAGTTTCAGCTTTGCCCCGGCTCTGCGTGTCCTGATTGCCGATGGACTTGGCCTGACGCGGGTTGGCGCGGGCGGGCTTGCTAGCAGCGGGCTCCTCTGCTGCCTTGGGCTTGGCCTTGGAACCGGGACGCTGTCGGGCTGCTGGCATGGTTGGCTATCTCCCCATCAGAATCGAGACGACTTCGAGTACTTGGGCTTGACCGGCTTACGCGAGGAACGATCTACGCGCGAGCGCGCGTCATCGGGATTGCGAGGACGAGCGGCAGTGCCACCACGCCCGGTGATCGGCTTGGGCGAGTTGTGGCCGGTCTTCTTGTTCTCACGCGGCTTGCGCATGTTCTCAACGGCCTCAATGACCTTGGCATCGGTCGGGTTGTAGTAGGGAAGCCCCTTACCCGGCCAGCGCTCGGTCTCCTTGAGCCACTCCTTGAGACCCTCTACCTGAGATTCAGTCCAATACCGCCATCCCCGATGGCCGCGCTGAGGACGGAGATTCACGGGCAACACGCCGAGCTGCTCCCACTTGCGCAGCGTGGCCATCCGCCGGTCGAGGATCTCGGCGACCTCGCGGATGTAGATGTGCTGCTCCTCCTCCGGAGCTTCCTCGGGGGCGGGTTTCGGCCGTTTCGGGGACATGATGAGATCTTACCTCAAGCGGAAGATCGGAAAGCCCGACCGCCTCGATATCACCGCCAGGGAAGAACGATGAACCGGCCGCAGACGATCGGGCTTTCGCCGCGCGAGCCCCCGCACCGGAGAGAGTGGCGTGAAGGAGCCGAGAGTCTACAGCTCCCCAGAAAGACGAAACCCCGACTCGATCAGCAGGTCCGAGACGGGGCTTCGCTATGGGGTGACGTCTTCAAGCCCGACAACGCACGCGGGGGCGTGATAGGCTGCCGGTCGTTAGCCAAGAAGACGTGAGGATTGTAGCAAATCCTCGTGCAGATTGGAGTTGCTCTGTAGCAACACAACGCTCAATCTCTGAACGATCAGCAGGCACCGCATCATGGGACGCGCTGGCGTAGAGGCGGTGACGTGACTCGGAAGCGAATGGGACAGGCGGGCAAGCCGACAGCCGCCAGGTCGCGGAGAGAGCGTTGGGGCTTGGGAGGGCGAGAGAGAGCTTATATACGCTGTAGCTACAACCCTCTCCAGGGACAGGCGGGATCTGCCCGGAAGCGAAGCCTATGGCGAGAGGGCTAAAAGATCTCAAACCCATGAAACTCAGGTGATAAGGTGCCTGCCACTCTAATAATCAGGAGCGGCAGACGCCATGGCGACACCGCTCCCAGGCCACAGGAGGCGCTACTCCCATGACCTCCAAGGGATTATACCCTTGCATTTTTGTGCATTGCATCACGTAACTACGTGCAATGTCTGCTCGCATCTTTGCTCTACGTGAGCATAACTCTCTGTTTCTCCGCTCCGGTGGCCGATGTCAATCATGTGGATCTGAGCTGATTCGTGGTTGGCACGCCGACCACGTAATCCCCTGGTCGGCTGGAGGAAGAACGGTACTTTCAAATGGGCAAGCGCTTTGCGCTGTCTGCAATCTTCAGAAGGGTAACTCGATGTCTTCGACCAAAACTCGTAATGCACCAGAACTTCGTCCATTTCGCGCACGTGACTTTCAGCGGCGGTTGGATGAGACTGTCCACCAGCGTTGGGATGAACCAGACAAGAGGACGATCGCGTGGGTAGAGACCGGCAGCGGTAAAACCAAGGCGTGGATCGCCTTGGCTGATCATCTGATCATAAAGGGACTAATCGACTACGTTATGGTTTATACGCCTCGGTTGAACCTATGCGAACAGGCCGATCTCGACAGCCAGGAGTTCAAGCGCGAGCACGGAGCAGCTTTTAGAGTGATTGGCCACAAGGCCAATAAAATGCCTCTGCGCTCCTCCGAGGAAGACGGCTTTATCTCAACCTTCCAGGCTGCGGTGATGGCGGAGAATACCGCCATTGCCAAAAGTGAAGAGAACATTCACGTCGTTCAAGCGCGAAAGGATCAGAGCCGCTTCTTGTTGGTCATCGACGAGGCGCAGTTCTGTGGCCTAGACAAAGATGGAGGTGGCACTAAAGCAGCACAAGTCATGCAGCGTTTGATGGAGCTTGCAGCTCATACGTTGATCATGACAGGCACACCTTACCGCGCTGATGGTCAGCGCGTGATCGGATGCGAGTACAGCATCAATCACGATAATCCCAAGTTCGAGCGGCTGATCTGGCACGTTCGCGCGACGCTCAAGGAAGGTCTAGCCAACGATTATCTCCGGCCACCTGAGTTCTACCTTCACCCCGGTCTTGCCAAGTGGGAGTCATCCGATGGATTGATCAAACGCAACATCGACATCACCCAGGCTGAAGACAAGCTAAAGCCCATTCTGGCGAGTGAAGACGTGTTTAGCCCCCTTGTTGATGACACCATCGAGAAGTACCGCGAGCGCGTCAAGCTCGATCGACGTTATTGCGGCCTGATCACGTGCGGGACTCAGTCTCAGGCGCGGGCCGTTCTCCGGTATGCCAAGGCCAACTACCCAGATATCGATTACGTCTGCGTGTTATCGGACCCGTCCGAAGATGATGGCGTTCACGCGGGGGCTCAAGCACACAGCATGTTGCGTGCTTTCCGGAAGCGGAAAGACGGTGGCATTCTCATCACAGTCCGTATGGTGTTTATCGGGTTTGACCATAAGCCGATTACAGTCATCTGTGTGTTGACGCACTACCGTCATGAAGGACACTTACGTCAGATTCTTGGTCGCGGTCTGCGTATGTGGATCGCAAAAGAGGGTGAACTACCAGCACCACCTATCGACGAACAATGGTGTTTCATAATCGGTCCAGATGATCCCAGATTCGCAAAGTTCGCCGAAAAGATTCGCAAGGAACGCGATGACGGACTTCACATCCGTAATACGCGCATTAGCAATGGAGGTAGTGGAAGTGGCACCATAGATGAGGGAGTCGTCACCGATGCGGACATGGGCGATCCGCGCGCAGCAAGCATCGATACTGACCTCGATGCTGACGACTTGAAGTTGATCGAGGACTTCCGACAAGAGCATAGTTTGCATACGCCTCCTACAGAGATCCGTAAAATCATCGACAATTTCTCAGACTGGAAGCGGAATCGAGGAGATACGTATCAGTCTTCTCGCGAACACACCAATCATCGGACTCGCAAAGAGGATCTCGAAGCACAGCGAGCGACTTGTCAAGATTGGGCCAAGAAGATCGCCGGCTTGCGATTGAATCGTCAGCCTGGTCGGAACTGGTCGGAACTCATGCGTGAAATCATCGGCGAGGCTCACAACGGACCCTTCGGAGATCAGCTCGGGTTTATCAAGAATGGAGATCTCTCCACGATGGAGGATCTCAAGACTCGCGAGGATACTTTGAGGAAGATGTATTCCAATGAGCGCAAATCACAACATTAGTCACCGGACCGTAACAGTACGTCTCTCTGACGAAGAACGCCACCTCGAACTGCTACGTGAAGCTGCCACGAGTAGTGGTGTGAATCCGCGTGGTTTCATCCTGGTGCTCTCGCGTGTGATCGAGCGAAGGATGTGGGAGACCTTTCCAGGTGGCTCGATCACATTTCATGAGTTCATTGAGCGCGTCGGGCTGACTCCTGATGCGCTCGAATCGATCTTGGAGATACCGGCGGAGCTTGAGGACCGCTCTGGAGAGCATGAGCGCTTTGAGGAAACTCGCGAAGAAGCCCGGAAACTGCTCGGCATCCAGAGGAAGGTTCGAGAACTGCTCACTCCGGAGGTCAATCAGCATGGCACGAATCAGCATGCCGAAGGAGGTTCTATTAGAACCTCCTCTCGCGGCACGACGGAGAACTACACCATGCGAGTCCTCCACCGAGATCACCCTAAGCTCTATCGGCGCGTGCTTGACGGCGAGCTATCAGCTCATGCCGCAGCGATCGAAGCTCGTATTCGTAAACCCACTGCCACGGTCCCAGTGGACTCCGCAGAGAAGGCCATCAAAGCTCTCTCTCGCCGCTTCACAATTGAAGAGCTTCGAGAAGCCCTGGATCACTTGTCAACCTCGCGGCAGAGTTGATCCGGCCGTTTCGTCTGCTCTCTAGGTACCCATTGTATAGATACTGTAGCTAGACGAGTCCCCAGCTCTATCGTCTGAGCCACGATCGGGATCAGATGCTCAGCCGAGACCTGGTAGACGCCCAGCAGGTGGTTCACCGGCGTCTGGGAGTCGTTGACGATCTCCAGATCGGTCACGCCGTGCTTCAGCGCCAGCTCGATCGCGAGCTGGATCGAGAGATGCTCGGCGACGATGTTGGTACAGGGAGAAAGTTTCTCGGCCCGCTCGACGACCCGGCCGTCCTCCAGCGTTAGCACCACGGCGCGGGCTCCGGTGCCGGCGTTGCCGCGCCCGTCAGTGATCGCCGTGGCTCTCATCCAGGGAACCGGTATGCCTTCTGCCGACGGTTGGACTTGGGATTGCGCTTCCAGCCCACGTGCTCGATGCGCCCCATATTGCATAGCTCCGAGAGCCGCTGATGGCCGCCGTTGCCCTCTCCCCCACGTCGGCTGCGGATCTCATCAACCTCGAAGCCAGCCATGATGCCTCCGAACTCATCCTGGTGATCTCGTACGCAGATCTCCACTTCCTGCTGAGATTCATTGAGGTTCTCGAAGGTCTTGATCGCCGACTCGTGAGCAGTAGACGGATGCCCTGAGCGTGCGAGCTGTTTCGGATGACTCACCGGCTGCTTGGTCTTCGTCTTCTCAACTCTTCCTGTTCGCCTCTTGACTCGCGCGAGCACGTCCGACATCGGCGCTTCATTCCAATCAGTCATCGCTTCTTGCGGCGCTTCTTCTTGCGGGTCGCCGGTGGCACCTTAGAGCCTCGCTTGCGGCCTTCCTCGCTCTCGGTCCAGTAGGAGCGCGTGAACGGGTTGTAGCCATCGGCCTGGTTGACTCCGGTGCGCTTCTGGGCCTTGCGGGTCATCGCTTCATGCTTGTTTCACCGGGGTGTTTCACGTTTCACAGCTCCACCGGCAGCTTGTCGCCGATCTCCTCCACGCGGCGCTCGCGCATCAGCTCGGGCTCGCGGATGTAGATCACCATCGGCAGCTCGCACTCCGGGCAGAGCGTACGCTCGCCGGCCTCCAGCGGCATGTAGAACTCGTGGAGATGATCGCCGGCGCACAGCCCGATGAAGGGTGGAGGGTGCTCGCGCGGTTTCCTCCAGCCCATCAGCGCCCGTTGACTCTCGCCAGGTACGTAGCTCGGTGCCATTCGCGCCGGAACATGTGCTGAGCCCCTTCCGGAGCCAGCCGCTGGTGGTTGGCCATCTCGCGGAGCATCAACAGCATCTCCTCGGGCTTGGAGTTCTCCACGGCGCGCATCTGCGACGTCTTAGCCGAGCCGAAGGCCATCACCTGGCCCAGCTCGGTGAGAAACCATTCGGCCGGCGAGCGCTCGGGATCTCTCTGCACCAAGCCACGCATCTGCGGCCGGCCCAGGCGAGCGCCTACCGACTGGGCGCGGCTCTTCTCGCGCATGCCCAGCGCGTTGGCGATCTCCAGGCTGGGAGCCTGGCCCCCGTGTTCCTGGGCGATCTCGTGAACTCGGATCAGCAGTTCGCGATCCGAGAAGTCAAGCAACCGCAAGGGCATCGTCCGTCTCCTTGAGTCCGGTGGTGGGCATTGAGGTGTAAATGCTCGCTACGCCGCGCTTGCCGTAGAGGCGAATCAGCTCGTGTTGCTTTAGGTAGCGCACCACGGAATCGATGTGCGAGTGCGAGCGCCCCGTGGCCGCCTCGATCTCCTTGAGCGTCATCGGCTCGCTCGACTCCGAAAGCGTCGTCATGACCGCCTGAATGGATTCCGGCGAGGGACTCCAGCCGTCGGAGCTGGCGGGTCGTCCCCGTCGCTTCCTCGATGTCGTTGGCTTCTCCCCACTCAGATTCTGCTTGGCTTGCGTCAGGCGCTTGACGCGCTCGCGCGAGAGGGCCAAGCGCTCTTCGATCCCGTCGAGGATCTGCTGCTCATCGGTGAGCTGCTGTTCGATGTCGGCCAGAATCTTTTCAAAGCCCGTGTCACTCATACCGGTTGTGCCCTCCTTGTCGTGACTCGGTAGCCACGACGCTTGTAGACCTCCAGATGCCGCACCCTCCATTGCGCTTCGAGCGGTCCCACGTTGTCTGTGTAGTCGAAGATGACCGCCGCCGCAGCCTCGCCGTCGCATTTCTTGTCGGGATGTTTTCTCTCTATCCGGCCGACCTGCTGCGTGACAAGCCCTGCGTTGCGCTGAGGGAAGGGCAGATGCAGACGGTCGAGCCGAGGAATGTCCATCGCTTCGTCAGCCAGCGTCGAGAGCAACACACAAGGCGATGTCTCCGCCAGCGCCTTGGCCTCTTGGCGTGCCTCGTTGCTGTCCTGGCCGGTGATCGTGACGATCGGGTCGGCGAAGCCCTCATCGATCAGCATGCTGTGCAGGATGTCCAGATGCTCCAGGCGCTTTGAGACCACGAGTTGGTGATGGCCCGCGTTCTCGACGATCGTATTGACGATGATCTGGTTGCGCTCTTGGTTGGAAACCAGAGCCTGGATTAGCTGGGGCCAGTTGGAGGGCGTGTAGCGCCCACGCCGACCCTGGAAGCCAAACCGGAACTTGGTGGGAATCCGGACGACCTCGGGCTTCTGGAGCGTGTCCACCGCGTCGGACTTGGTCTCGTGGATGATCGGGCCGAGCACATTGACGGCCAGGGCAAACGCGCCTGTCTTCTCGGGCGTGGCAGAAACACCCAGCCGGTAGCGAGCCGAGAAACGATCGAGTAGCCGGCGGTAGGTATCCGCCTGGGCGTGGTGGCACTCGTCCAGGCAGACCAAAGAAAACTGATCGAAGAAGCCTTCGGCTTCCAGCGCATCAAACCTGCTACTCAATGTCTGTGCTGTAGCTACAGTCAAGTATGAAGAGACGTCGAAGATTTGATCACCAATCTGACTGACTGGGTAATGCTCACCGAGATGCTCGATTGCCCGTGCGCGCCACTGCCACGCCACATCGAGTGCGGATATGATGATCAGACTCTTACAGGCTAGCTGCTGTATGAGTGCTAGAACGGCAACGGTCTTTCCACTCCCGGCTGGTGCTTTGTAGATACCCTGTTGCAATTCTTTCATGACCTGCACGGCGGAGATCTGCCACGGGTGGAGGTTGGGCTTCTGGCCGATCCGGAACTTGGCTTCGAACTGCCGGCGATCGGTCCAGGTGATCTCCAGCCCCATGTCGCGCATGCCCTGCGCGTAGTCCGCAGCGAAGCCCCGGGGCATGACCAGATACTCGCCCTCGATCTCGTATAGCTCGATCGTATCTGGCATCCGCTCCGCGCCCCAGACGAACTGGTCGAGAGCTTTCTGCTTGGCCAGGTTGGGGATCGAGAGCGCTTCCATGATGTGCTCGGCCACGCCCGGGGGCAGTTCGCTAAGCCTCACGCGCAAGCGGTAATCGATGATGGTTGTGATTTGTTCCGGCATATCGATAAGATCATACTACCGCGCAAGGCGGATCTATAAGAGCCTTGCATCTTGGCATTGACTCAGAAGTTCTTCCTTGTATCGAGACCAGGAGCCAAATCGTCTCGTTACGGTCGATGGTGCAGGAATTAGCTTATTGCCATAACTTTCGTGAAGAAATTCTCGCCGAGTGGGTAAGTGACTATTTATGCTGACAAAGTTCTTACCAGCGGCCAAACAACTTCCTTGATCCCAATAAACCAATCTCGTTTGAAAGCCTCCACGTCCGCTGCATCTGTACCGACACTTGTAACACATCCCATATCCAGCAGAAGTTCTGTATGAACGTTCAGTACATACAGTACATTTCCTAAATCCAGATCCTCCTGGTTCCCACTCCTCTTTTTGGCGAAGATGATGATAATGAGAATGACATAGCCCTCGACTTTTTGTTTTCCTTCCACAACCATCAGCTACACAAGTTTTGGGCATTTGACCTAAAGGAAATGTTAGTGATGATTTCCGCAGATGATATGTATTCGGATCTCCGTTGACGAGCCAGCGACGATAGTGTTTATCACACCATCCACGTGCAGACGCAGGTTGCGAGCAATTTTCAACCGAACAAATAGATCCGTTGTGATGCGGATGCAAGACTGTATTTGGATCACCATACGTGCGCCATCTCCAATAGTGGTTCGCGCACCAACCACGAGCATTCACTGGCTTCAGACATCTCTCGATAGAGCACTTCTTTTCCATGAGTGATCCTTTCTGTTCTGACTGATCGAGCCGGGGCCTGAAATAGCCCCGGCCTCAAATCAGTTGTCCTACGCGGCCTCGCTCAAACGAGGAGTAATGACTTCCAGAGCGCTCACCAGCATCCGAGCCTCCTGCATGGCCACTACCAGATCGCCGGAGTCCCACTCCGCACCCTCGGAGTCCAGACGAGCAACCGCCTTCCGGTATGCAGCCGCCTCCTCGGCGAGCAGGGCTAGAAGATCCTCGGCCTTGCTGAGCGGCCAGCCGGCGATCTTCTCGGCGTGCTGACGCCGCTTGCTGCGCTCGCGTCCATCCACGCGGTGACGCTTCTGCTCAGCCTGGATCTCTTCGACCGAGCGCGAGTCCTGGGTGTTGCGCTTGAAGACGATCGCCTTCATACGCCCCACGGTCATCCCCGGCTTGACGACATCGAGCAGATCGGAAAGATTCCGCCCCTCGATGAGTACCGAAGTAGTGACGCCGCGATCGAAGTCGCCCTTGACCGCCTGGTAGGTCTCCGCCAGTTGGACGAGGTAGGTGAGCTGATACGGGCACGGACGACCGCTCTCCCAGCAACGCTCACGCAGGTCGGCGAGCAGCCAGCGCCAATCGGCGTGTTGATCGCCATTGACGGCCTCAGCCGCAATCTCGGCCCAGCCTTGGATGGCCGTCTCGGTGCTGACCGCAACGGCATCGATTTTCGGAACCAGCGCTTCCCAGCGCTGATCCCCCAGCTTTGGCTTGTTGGGGTTCATTGTTGCCCCCTTTCTGCGGCGGGTTTCCTTGCCGCCACTTGATTACGTTCAGGAACTTACAGGAACACATTCAGAACGTCAATAGCGTTCCATAATAGTTTCATAAGATCTTATCATCTTACGGCCGATTGGCATTTGGTAAGATCCTAGTACGACTGAGGAACAGCTCGATGACGCTCGCACACAGCTACTACCACCATGCTCCGCCCGACCAGTGCGGCACGCCTGACTGCGACAAGCCGCGCGTCGAAGGCCGGTACGTGTGCGCCGAGCACGCCCCGCGCATGGATCGCATTCGTACTGAGTTTCAGGAGGCCGCTCACAAGAAGATCCACTACTCCAAGCGTCCGCCCACGTGCTGCTTTCCCGGCTGCTACGAGCTGCGTCCGCGCAACTCGGCGTTCTGCTTCAAGCACTCCGATCAAGTCGAGGAGACGTGAGGACTCGCTTCAGGAAGCGAGGATCGAGCCCTGGATGTTGAACGTCACAGTCGGCGCTCCCGCCGGCAGGTTGACCACGAACTCGGTCGAGTTGGCGCTCATCGCGCGCACCGCCCACGTCGGCACGGCGGTCCCACTGGCGATCTGGAGAAAGGCCGAGATCGTGTAGCCGTTGACCGGCAGGTTGAGGTTGTGGGTCCAGGTGAAGGCGAGCTGCTGGCCGGCGGCGATTGACTGACTGCCAGTCGTATACGGCCCGTAGCGGCGCTGGGAGGAGGAACGAGCCTCCAGCTTGCTCAACCGCTTGCTGTGGCTGCGGTGCTCGCGCATCAGGTCGGGAAGGAAGACGGGCTTGGTCACGGGGCCACCTGCAAGGGACCGAGAGTCTCGTTGCCGTTGTCGTCGATCGTGATGTCCATCCCGAACACGCGCACGGCCTGATTCTGGATCGAGACGCGCGGTGGGTAGTACGCGGTCAGGTAGATCTGATCGCCGATCCCATAGTCGAACAGGGGGTCCGGAGCGCGCCTGGACGACGTCGCCGGAAAGGGCGTGATCGAGTAGATCACCCGAGGGGTTCGGCGCAGCGTGATCTCGGCCGCTCCGAAGGCCGTCAGCACGTTGACATCGGCGATGTCCGACAGCGCCACCTGCTCCTCGAAGATTCCGTAGGCGGTGATCGAGGCGGAGTCGATCCCCGGCCCGTAGGTGGCGTTCTTGCCCGACACGAAGATCGTGTTCATGATCTGCGAGGCGTCGATGTTGCGCCCGAATGAGGCGACGTTGTCCGGCCCCCAGCGATAGCCGAAGACCACGTCGGTGCGGTCGTGCCATAGCGGCGTGGGGCTGTTCGGGCCACCCAGCGTGGGGCTCGGCCAGAACGACATGACCCGCGTGATCGGATCGATCGTGAAGTCAAAGCCGTTCTCGATCTCCGTCAGCTCGGTGATCGCTGCGCCCAGGTTCTGCCAGCGCGTGTAGTCGCGCGAGCGCGTCTGGGTGTCGTGAACCTGGGTGGCGTCGGAGGTGACCCGGGTGGCTCCGATTCCGTTGATGATGTTCAAAAGATTCAGAGCTATCGTTCCACCTACAGTGTTGCTATAGCTGACGGCGTCGCGGAGGATGCGATTGTTGAGCAGTTCAAACCAGCCCACCGCGTTGACGCTCATCGACCCTTCCGGGAGCTTCTCGTCGATCGTCCACACCGGCCCCGACCACACCGGCTGGGCGTGCTTGTAGGCGATGATGCACGTGGTGATCGGCGCGATCACCGCCGCCATCCGCCGGCGCATCGACATATCGAAGGAGAAGCTCCCGGATTTGTTGAGCGCCAGCGTCAGATGCTTGTTATGCGCCCCGAACAGCTCGCCGAGCAGCGTCGGCGGCGAGGTGGTGGCGTCGGCCAGGATGAACTTCCAGGGCGGGATGCGCGGTTGAACGAACGACACTCAAATCCACGTATCGCTGTAGGTGAAGATCACCTGAGAGGTGCCCGACGTCATTCCGGTGGCCGTCAGATGGATGTCGTTCTGCCCCGGATAGATCTGGAACAGACTGGAGTCCACCGAGAGCATGCTGAATCGATTCGTGCCACTTTGGTCGAGAAATGTTTTCGCGGCGGTATCCATGATGTATGTACTTCCACCGGGGATAGTCCCCACCAGCTTGATGAACTCTCCAGAGCGCGTGTTAGTGAGAGTTGGATTGGTTATTGGCCCGATGAACTTCATCTGCGGCTGGGCTCCGTAATTGCCGGCATTGGGGGACGAGAAGACCGAAACATCAGTGATTGATGCCCCCGTAGCTGTGAACTGCGTGATGTGTGGCAAGTACGCGAGGAAGCGCGGATTCGATGCCCGCAGCGTGATCAGGAAATCGCGGAAGAAGCGGAAATCATTCTGCTCCTCGGTCATCGTGATCGGTTGGTTCTTGCGGCAGTTGATCAGCGACGTGCGCGCCAAGCTCGGAGCCTTGATTCCCGATACGGGGTCATACCCGGCCCCGTGGAAGATCAGCGGGTACTCCGTCTGCACGGTGGCGAACGCCTGGCGGAGCTGCTGCTGCATGTCTCTGAGCTTCTCCAGCCCGTACGCCTCGATCCGGCCGGTGATGGCGATGGTGCGCCCGCCGTAGTAGGCGTCGAGCGGCGTCTCGCCGTCGGAGGAGGGATTTTCCTCCCGAACATCGCGGATGTCGGCGTCGCCGAGCCCGTCGAGCTTGGTCACCCGGATCTTGTCGATCAGATGGCGCAGATTGAAGACGAAGCCGTTGTATTCCATGGGAGCTTCGATCCCGATCGGAACGGCCGTCCCCGAACCGGGCAGCGCCTCGGTCGAGCTGCCGTACTGCGCTATCGAGGGAAGTTCGAGGATCGGCGACATCGGCTAGGTCCCGTCGCGGATGATGTAGTTGAGCGTCAGGTAGGGCTGCATGTTGTTGTGCCCACCGCTTCCGCCCTGCGCGCCGATGCCGAGCGCGGGAACCGCGTGCGCGTGACGAGCGGTGGCCCCGCCGGTCGCACCGAAGTTCTTCAAGGTTCCGCCTGTCACGCTTGGAACGCTCACGTTCGTGACTCCGCCGCCCGCAATCAGATAGATTGTGGACCCAGCGGGTGGTGCGTGCGTGTGGTCGGGAGAGTCAGTGCCGGTAGTGCCGCCCCCGGTAGCGCCGCCGTGATTGTGCGAGGGCATCTCGGCCACGCTGATGCTGTGCAACTCCTCCCCTCCAGCGGTGGCCATAGCGTGGCCTCCTCCCACGCCGAGCGGAATCTTTCCTCCCAGGTTGGGCAGGCTGAAGTTGGTGGCGTCTTCCCCGAAGGGATAAGCGCCAGCGCCCTTGAGCCGGTTGTAGAGCGCGGTAAAGCTGGCCTTTACGAGCGACTGGCCATTGGCGAACTTGAAGCCCACCGGCTCGGTGGGACCGGCGTAGGGGAATACCGAACCCACCGGGATCAGGAAGTTGACGATCGAGGCGTCGAGCTTGGCCAGATTGAGCGTTCCGTCGGCGATGATCGACGCCGGATTAGCCCCCGGTGAGGCTCCCAGTGCGTTCCAGGAAATCGTCTGATCGGCGATCCGCTTGGGCACCTGAGAGTCGCTGTAGGCCACGTCATAGGGGCCGGGATCGACCCAAAAGCGAGCAATCCCGTTGACCGCCTCAAACGGGTTGGCGATTTGGGTGGTGCCGGTGCGTCCGCTGTAAAGCGTCGCCTTGGTGGTGGTCCCCGCCAGATAGACGGTCACGAGTACACCCGCCATCAGCACCGTGGGTGCGCCACCTGCCGTAGCGGAGATGATCGTTTCGTTGTAGGCATCTCTATCCATTATCTATACACACCTCCTATGTGCTCGGTACTCGCGAAGCAAACGCGATTCGATTGGCTAGATACGTGTAGTCGGTCTCCGGACCAGACTCATGCACGGTGATGTGGTTGGTGATTCCGCCGGGGCTCTGACCGCGCGCCGGATTGACCACGAACTCGCCTGCCTCCAGGTTGAAGATCCCGCTCTTGCGCACGAAGCCGCCGGTCTGCATCGAGGGGATCTGGTACTGGGGCAGCAGTCCGCCGGCACCGGTGAACACGGCCATCCGATACCACTGCCAGGCCGTCGAGGAGAAGCTCTGGGCCTTGCCCAGGTTGCCGTTTAGCTCGTTGATCTGGCTGGTGTTGGACTCGATCGCGTTCTGAGAATCGATCAGAGCCTGGATGAGCGACTCAAACTGGCCCTTCTGAGCCTGAGTCATCCCAGCTTCGATCCGGTCGAAGTTCAGCCCGGAGACCGTGCGGGCGAAGCCCAATCCGCTGAGACCCGTCAGGTTGACGCCGTAGCCTCCGAGGAGCTGCTGAGCGAGCCCGGAAGCCTGCTGCTGGAGCGCAGCGGCGTTCTGAGCCAGGAACTGGAGCTGTTGCTGGGAGGTATCAGTGGTGAGGTTGGTGGCGATCGTCTGGGCGAGCTGGCCGAGCCCGCCGAAGATGCCCGTCTGGAACTGGGCGCGGCTCTGAATCAGGTCGATCGAGGATTGCCGGATGGCCACGATCTGATCGGAGATCGCCGCCGTGTTCTCGGCGATCTGGACCCCGAGATCGGCGATTTGATCGTGGAGGGCTTCCATCTGGCCGGTGTTCTTCTGGAGCGTGGCCGTCTGAAGTGCCCGTGCGAGGGCGTCGCGCTGTTGGACGAGACTGGCTCCGGTACCGCGCAGCACCGCCAGCCGCGTCTGCCCGGCCGCTACCGCGCCGCCCGCTCGCTCCTGAAGGTCAGCGATGCGGTTGAACAGGTCCAGCCCAGTCTGCCGGCGCTGTGCGCGCTGGTTGATCTGATCGACGGTGTTCTGGAGCTGCTGGGCCTGGGTCTCGACGATCGTGGCGACGGTGTCCTGGAGCTGGGTGTTGAGGTCATCGACGGTCTGCTGCCAGCGGGGATCGTGCTTGGCCTTGGCCTGGGCCTCCTTGAGCTTTCGCTCGATGACTTTGCGCCGGGCCTTGAGATCTTCGAGCTGCCCGGTGGTGGCGGCGTTGATCAAATCGGTGCGCCCCAGCGCCTGTCCGATGCGGCTGACCGTGTCAGGCGACAGCGCCTTGCCGATCATGTTCGTCGCCACTTTGCCGAGAACCCCAGCGACCTTGCCCCGAATATTGCTGGGGAACCGCACGTTGATGTCGGCTTGGCGAAGCTGGGCGTTCAGTTGATCGGTGAACTTCGTCTGAGTCTTCTCGAAGCGGTCCTGACGGGCGGCGGCGATCTTTGCGTCGGTGTCATCCATGTCTTGCAACAGCTTGTTGCGCGCGGCCAGCAACCGTTCGTAGATCTTCTTCTCATCCGAGGTGATCCCGCCCTTGCGTAACCCAGCCAGTTGCCGGTTGGTGGCGATCAAGTCGGTGCGCAGACGGTTTCGCTCTTTACCCAACTCGTTGATCAGCACGTTGGTGTCTCGGATGTCCTGAGTGATGTCCTGGATCTCGGTGAGCGGCCGGCGTCTCACCAGACGGGTAGCGTCTCTGGCTCCTCGGGGGCCTCTGCGCTCTCTCAATCCGGTCTGGGCCAACTGCAACCGGGTCTGAAGCTGGGTGGTGCGCTCGTCGATGACCTGAGCTAGCCGCGCGAAGTAGCCGTCGTCACCGGTCAGCGTCTCGATCCCCTTGGTGAACCGCTCGACCTGAGTGATTGCGTTCTCGGTCTTGGTCGCGTTGCGATCGAAGCCCTGGCCGATGAATTTGAACGCCGTATTGACGCGACGGATCAGTCTGAGGGTGGCATTGACGCCCCCGGGCACGATCTGACCCACCAGATCAACGTTGACACTGAGCATCGCGTCGAGCAGATCCTCATGCTGCTTTTGCAGTTCGTCGTAGCGCTTCTTCTCGTCCTTGGTATCGAGACCAGTTCTGGCGAGCGCTCGTAGTTGCCGCTCAAGCCCTCTCAGTGCAACAGATACGCGATGAGTGCTGGCAATCGAGATGTTGAAATCGACCGACTTGACGAATCTTTCTAGAGCGTCATGTAGCTCTTTCTCGCCCTCTTTGACCCCGCCCTTTTCGAGCTTCTTGATCTCGTCTTCGAAAGATTTCTGAATGCCAAACAGAGACAGGATCGGAATCCGACCGAGTCCCTTTATGTCCGCTTCTACCTCGCGCAGCGAGATCTCGCCCCCGCCAGCGAAGCTCGTCGGCCCGCCGGTGAACCCCAGCGCGCCCTTCAAGCGATTGCGAGATGTCCCGATCCAGTTGGCAACCTTCTGCTGCTGGGTCTGGTTGAGCACCCACTCACGAGCGTGGGCCAGGATCGGGATGGGCTGGCCCGCGCTCCCAGGGATCTCTCCGCCCACGGCGTACTCACCACCGGAAGGTGTCGGAGGCTTATCGCCGACCCAACCGCCCTGAGCGTATCCGGCCCGGAACGCCGTTGCTGCTCCGCCGCGACGCACGTCCTCGCGCGGGACCCCGGGGCGCTCGAACGTGTTCATGAAGTAGGACGCGGCGTCGCCCGGGTCCTTCATGGCGTTCATCGTGCCCTTCAGGCTCGGATAGTCCCGAGCCAGAATTGAGACGAGAAATGCGGTCTGTACGCCGGGATCATTCCAAGGTTTTTTCATTCGGGCAGCGAACGCCCGCACGTCAGACAGCGCCACCGGGTGCGCGGTGAAGCCCCACAGACCGCCGTTATCGGTGCCGGGCTCCATCGCCGATGGATTCAGCCCCGATTCGGCGTAAGCGTTGCCGATGATCCCCGCCGCTGCGATCTTGTTGTACCCGGCTCTGGTCAATACCTGGAAGATCTGGTGACCGGTCGGCCCGCTTAGATTCCCGATCCCAACCGTTCCATCAGTAGACGTGCCAGCTTTATCCTCACCATATTTGTTGGCAGCTTCGGTGACCTTCTTGATCGCTGCCTCAGCCAGATCCTTGAGTGCGCCAGTGCCATGGACCACGAGATCCTTGATCTTGTCCCAGGTGGCGACGCTAATGGCACCACCGAATTGTCCTCCACCAGTTAGCTTTCCGTGCGCAAGACCGAAGATGAAGTTGGTGAAATCCTTTCCGGCTGCCGTCTGCTCCCCCTCGGTGTATCCAGTCGTTGCCGAGGCGAGTGTCGTACCGCGAGCGTCCGCTGCCCATCCCATTTCGAGAAATGCGAACTGGTTATGACCTTGAGCAAATACCTCGCCAGCCTTGAGCTTTGCACCAGCGCTCAAACCTGTCTTCGGCGTAACGTTCTCGGCGAGATAGATATATTTGCCTTTGAACGGTCCGCTTTCTAGCCGATAGACGATCATCGCACCCACTCCGTCACCAGCGGAGTGAAGAGGCCAACCAGTATGGCTACCCGGTGGATCGACACGAGTGAAGGTTGCATCGCCGACGACTGCAATCGGACCCTGACCAGTCATGTCGAGACCCATATCCGTACGGCCTCTGCCGAATCCCGATCCGAATGGGTAGACATAGCCACCGGCTGCATAACGAGGGCGATAACCACCCTCTACATGCGTCGGTTGACCATTCCTGCCATGTTCGCCTCGGACTCGGTGAAACATTTCATCGAGACCAAACCCATAAACCTCGCGAAGCGCGGGATCGACGTATCGTTGATGTGCCCAATTCAGAACCGCTTCACCGCGACCAACCAGAATGTTGACCGCGTCCCGGCCGCGCTCGCCCGCGCGACCGACAAACCCGCCGCCTGCCTTCCCTGCGAAGCCTCCCTGAGCCAAACCAGGGGGCTTATCGACACTGATGTCCACTGGCTTAGCGTTGAATGTCTTCAGGCCCTTGTTGGTGGCCTGAGCGACATAGTTTATGCCTTTCCACACAGCGTTGTCGAGATTCTGGAAGGAACCCTTGACGCTATTGAACAACTGATTGGCGGCGTTCTTAGCCGCATCGCGTGTCCAGTACATCTGGAACGAGACATGCTTGGCGAGTTGATCTGTGATCTTGTTCGCCGAGTCGCGCATGTCGTCGAATGAATTGGTGACTGCTTTGGACATTGCTCGAATGGCCGAGCGAATGCCAGTGGTCATGTCGTGAACCACGTTCTGCACGCGGTGTTGACCGGCGTTGGTTATGTTGCTGATCGCCTGCCACATATCACCCCACAAGTTGGTGAAGATCGAGACGAACCGTTTGATCTCCTTGGTGATGGAGCTGAAGTCGATGTTGGACGCGCCGACGACTGACGCCCCCGCCGCGCCTCCGCCCTGGAACCGCCCGCCGCGAGACTGAGTGCCGCCGCCCAGTGCGCGCCGGAAGGCAAAGATCACGTCGTGCCCGCCGGCCGCTTGGACCTCCTCCTTGGTGAGCACGTGCTCGCCCTCTTCGAGCAGCGCGGGAATCCGGTCGCCGCCGCCGTAGCCCTTGCCGATCGGGCCACCTTCCTGGATGAGGCTGAAGATCTTGGTGACGATCCCCGCGCCCGGGATGCTCTTGGCCGCGTCCTTGATCGTGTCCCAGGCCAGCTTGGGCAGCTTCTTGATCCCCTGGACGACCGTGTTCATGGCCGTATCGAGGAGATCTCCCAGCTTGCCGGGCAGCTTGGTGGTGATCCACTTGAAGATGTCGCCGAAAGCCCCGGTGATCTTGTCGAAGAGCTTTCCGCCCAGTCCTCCGAGACCGCTCAGCAGCCCACTGATGATGTGCAGACCCCAGGGGATGAAGTGATCGGGTCTGAGGAAGTTTGCGGCGACCGCAAGCGCGCGCGCAATGACGCCCCCGAATCGATCCGCCAGACCCTTCAGACCGTTCAGCAGTCCACTGATGATGTGCAGTCCCCAAGGAATGAAGTGGACTGGGTTGAAGAATTTCAGGACTGCGACAATCACATGCGCAATGAGGTTCTCGAAGCGGTTTTGCAGGTTTGCCAAGCCTCTGAAGAAACCATTGATGATGTGTAGCCCCCAAGGTATGAAGTGCAGGGGGTTCATGAACTTCGCGATAGCAGTTACGACACTCACGAAGATATGGAGTGCTTTGCCCGGAAGGTCACCAAGGATGGCCAGGAAACCCTTGATGCCAGCGGTTGCTATCTGTGCCAGTCCACCAAAAACTTTCTTGACACCGTTCCAGATCTTGCCGAAGTTCAGGGTCAGTATCCCGGTGAGGATCTCAACGATTCCGCCGAGGACCTTGAACGCCCCGCCGAGAACGTTGCCGATGTATGTCGCAGCACCCTTGATCGCCCTGATGAAGATGCCGGTGAAGAACGTCACGATCGGCCGTACGATGACCATGACGCCTTTTCCCTTCTCGAAGGCGCTGAACAGATCTTTGACCTGATTGATCAGGTTTCGGAACGGCGGACCTGCGACCTTGATGATGTCGTGGAAGCCGTCACTCAGCGCCTTGAGCACCGGCTTTAGGTTCCCCGTCACCGCGAGCAAGCCGACGATTGCGCCCGTCGCTGCTAGCACTGCTGCCACCGGAATCGCCGCTGCTGCCAACCCCGCTGCCCCCGCGCCCTCAGCTCCGACAGCCGCCGCGCCCTCAGCTCCAGCGGCGGCTGCGCCCTCAGCTCCAGCGGCGGCTCCACCTGCCGCCTTGGCTGCCTGGGCCGTCTCGGCCGCATCCTTGGCCTTCTTCATCTCACGGTACTTGCCAATAATTTTGTCCAAGCCGGTGGCGAGAGGTGACAACGGAGCCACCAACAGTCCTGCTGCCTTGCTGGCAATCCCTATTGCTAGCGAGATACCTATGAAATCTTTGGCGAGTCCGGCAAGTTGCGGATGTTTGTCAATGAACTTTCCGATTTGGGTAACCATTCCGCCGACTTGCCGAATGAATTGCCCTATTGCCGGGATAACGATCGTGGCCAGGATCGAGGCGAAAGCTTTTACAGAGTCAACGCCTTTCTCCGAGAATGTCTTACCCAACTCGGTGCCGATCGCGACTATCACTGGCTTGAGCGCACTCAGCACCTCGCCGGTGATTCGGAAGAGCTGATGGAAGAACTGAGCCGCCTTGCCGCCTCGGTTGATCGAGTCGGCGAGCTTGTTGATCGGCTCAGTGGCCCCCTTGATGAGGTCGATCCCGGTCCGGGCTCCGCCACCCGGTCCGGCGATGGCCAGGAACAGCTTGGCGATCGCGCCACCCAAACGCAGGAATGCCAGCAGCGCGTCGGTACCCTCATGGAAGAACTGCCTGAGCGGATTCTTGTCGCCCTTCTGCTTGTTGGCGTCACCAGTGAATTTCAACCAGCTCGTCGTGACCTGATCGAAAAATTTCAGGAGACGACTGAGCGAGGGAGCCGCCGCCCGCCCGATGTCCAGAAAGATCTTGCCCAGGTTGATGAGGATGTCGGTCAGTGGCCGCAGGTTCTTCTGAGCCTCACGAATGAACTCAAAGAAGATGTTGATCGACTTCTTGTCAGTGAAGGCATTGAAAAAGCGCAGCCCCTGCTTGGCCATCTCTCCGGCCAGATCCTGCATCGCCTTTTTGACGTCGGGTCGTTGCAAGATCTGAATGACCTGGTTCATCGCCGTGCCGAAGGCGTTGATCAGTGGCTCAGTAATCGTCTGTGAGGCAACCCGGAAGACGTCCTGGAAGCGCTTGACGATGTCCAGCAGCCTCCGCTCAGCGCCCGAGAGCCGGCCGGTCAGGAAGTCGAGTTTGCCGCCGGCAGCGGTGATCTTGCTGCCCGCCAGATCGGCTTGCTGAGCGGCCTGGTTAGCCGCAATCCCCGCTTGGGTGATCCCGCGACGCGCTTGCTCAGCCGCGCGCTGGGCTCGGGTCACGGCTCGTTCGGCGTCGCCCACTCCGCGCTTGGCCTGATCGAGCTGCTGCTGGGCCGAGACGACGCCGGGGGCACCCGCGATACCTTGACGCTGAGACGCCGCCAGATCGCTCGACGTGCGTGAGACCTGCTGATGGGCTCGGGCCGCCTGGAGGTTGGACTCCTGGACCTGAAGCTGAGCGCCGGCGACGTCGCCACCGGTGGAGATCGCGTGGGCCAGCGCGGCTCGCGCATCCTTCTGGGCCAGCGCCGCGCTCTTGGCCTGTAGCTCGGCCTCCTTCTCGGTCAGGATCATGTCCTGGAGATCGCGCCGGGCCTGCTGGCGAGACTTGGAAAGATTCTGCTCGGCCGTGTTTACGCCCTGATGGGCCTTGGTCAGATTCTCTTCGGCGGTTCTGACCCCGTCGGTGGCGTTGGACAACGAGTTCTGAGAATTCTTGAGCGTGTTGACCGCTCGCCCGTGCGCCGTCGTCGCCCCGGCGGCTCTGGTATGAGCCGCTGCCCCCCGATAGCTCGCTTGTTGATCGACTAACTGTGCCTGTTTGGCCGCGCCGAACACGGCGGTGAGCCGCGACACGAGCATCGCGAACACGCCCAGGACGGGGAGTGCCTGAGCGATTCCGGCGATGAACGTCCCCCCGAGGGCTCCACCGGCATAGAGCGCCGCCGAGCCCAGCGCCACCAGGGCTCCACCGGCGGCCCCGGCGACCGTGATCAACGGCTGGAGGAAGCCCACGATCGCGAATGTGGCCAGCCCTCGTAGCACGTTGTCGAACCCGGCGATGTTCTGCTCGGCGTTCTGGAGGCTGCTCGTGATCGTGCTGATACCACTGCTAATCGCCGAGCCCATGCCGCCGCCGCTGTTGGAGACCGATCGCTCCGCTACCTCCAAAGCTCCCAGACTCGCTATAGCCCTGCCCGTGTCAGCTTCGATGTTGATGTGACGTGTTCTGGTCGCCACATCCATAATCCCTCTGAACTCAGCGAGATGTGCTTCAGCCCCCGCAGTGTTGAGGTCGATATCAAACTTCTTGTCACGGAAGCGATTTAGCTCAGCTTCCAGCACTTTCGCCTGCACAAGCGCATGCTTGAGATCCAGCTCAACACGCATTTTCTCGACGCCACCGAGTTTCTCGTTCTTCAGCTTCTGCTTCATTTCGGTGACACGTTGGACGTCGCGCTCGTACTGCCGCAACGCTTGCGCTCCACGTCGGAGATCGTTGATCTCCTGATCTGCACGTCTCGCACTCTGACGAGCCGAATCGGATTCAGCCGCTTGTTCGCGTTTGATGTCAGCTAATGTTTCGCGAGCACGCTGGGCATTTCGCTTGGCGAGGTTTTCGCGAATCCGATCGACGGTGCTGGCGTTCTGTTGCGATCGCTTGGCGGCTCGCTCATCTTCATCCGCCACTTCCTGTATCGATCGCTTGCGCCGCTGGTTGAGTGCAATCGCCTCATTGGCATTACGTGTGCTTGCCGCGTGACGAGTAGCCGATGAAATGAGGTACTTCTTCTCTTCATCGTCGAGATCCTTGATGTCTTTGATCTGATCTCTCAACGCCTTAGACAGACGCTTCTGTGCAGATTCGGCCGCCTTCTCGGCAATCGCCTGTTGGGCCAATGAGTGAGTACGGCGATCCTGCGCATCGACCGCCGTCTTGGTCGTACGCTCGACATCGCTATAGGCCCGAGCGAGATCCTTGGTGAGCTTGATGTTCTCGGCCAGCTCGGGCCGAGTCTTGGCGAATGATCCGCGCAGATCATCGAAGGTGACCTTCTGGCGCTCGACCCCGCTGCCCAAGCTCCGGTAGGACTCTTCGAGATTCTTGTTCTCGCGCTCCAGATCCTTGGCCATCTCCTTCTGGAGGCCCATCGCGGCCGTCACCGAGGCGAAGGCCGCCGCCGTCTCGTCGCGGGCCTTCAGAATTATTTCAATGACGTTACGTTCATCGGCCACGCGCGCTCACCTACTGATCGATCTCCATCTCTGCGTACGGGTCTTCATCTTCATTGACTGCCTCTTCGACAGTGCCTTCGGTTTTAGGAGGTGGCGCGATCTTGGCCAAACCGCGCTCCGCTGCGGCAAAGAACGGGTTGTCTGTGTCAATGTCCTCTTCGGGCGCTTCCTTGCTGGTAATCGTCACCACTGCATCCTCAAAGTTGGACTCCAACTCTTCGATCGCGTCTCGGCGAGCATCCGCGCCCTTCTGACCCTCAAACCCCGAGTTAGCCCATAGCGCGGCAATCATCATTTCCTTACGCCGCTCCAGTGTCTCGATCAGCTTCCGGCGCATGAACGCGGCGTAGAAAGCATCGAATCTTTTCCAGGGCCATTCGAAGATCTCGTCTACGGTTTCGGGATGATGAGCGGTGTAGACCTCTAGCGCTTCGATCGGTGAGACGCCGCTTCTTTCGCTGTCTTCTGGCGAGCCTCCACCCGACGACGAAGCTCCACCAGCCGAACGCGAAAAAAATCGTCAAGCGCGTCGTAGTTCTGATCGATGAAGATCTCGACGATCTCGATCCCGTCCCGGTCAGAGAGCCCACCGTCCTCTTCGGGCAGCGACAGGATCTGCTTGGCCAGCGGGCGCTCGTGATCGGGCACGGTCAACCAGATCACGTAGGAGTCCAGCAGGAAGTCCGGGGCGAAGGAGAGCAGCTTGCCCAGCGCCTGGATGAAGGTGTCGGCGTCGCGGAAGTCAGACAGCGTGAGCTGCCCGGCCCGGCCGCCACCGGGGGCCATGAACAGGCTGTTCATGCTCATCGCGCTCGGCCCCGACAGCGCCTTGTCGAGCACGTCGCCCACCAGTGAGAACCACTGCATCTTGGCGATGAAGCTCAGCGGACGCTGGACATAGGTCCGCTGGAAATCGCCCTCGCCGATCGTCCACGTCTTGGGATCGGTCTTGGGCTTGAGCGTGTCGAGGATCTCCTGCGCTTCCTCGCGCTTGTCCTCGGTGGTGGGAGCCTTCTCGGGGGCGACGACTTCGGGCTCCTCTTCGGCCACGGCCTGGTCGAATGCGATCTCCTGCTCTTGAATCTCTGTAGTCACTGGTGGCTCCTTCGTGTCGTGCGGTTAGAGGTAACGCTTGTGACCGATCTCGGCCGCTTTGGCTTCGACGATGGCCTGCGCCGCCGCCTGAGCCCCTACGATCCAGAAGGTCTGAGCTTGCTGGCCGGCCACCGACTTCTTGCGGATCAGATGCCCCATTCCCTTGGGACGGAAGATCATGTACTTGTCCCCTGTGGTGACCCGCCATTCGGGCCGGATCTTGAACCGGATGTTTCCGTTCGACGCGGTGATGGGATGGCCATGAGAGCCCCAGATGCCCGAGCCCTCCAGCACCACGTTGACGTAGGGCACGCCCTCGCCGGCGGTGATATCGGCCTCATAGAAACCCCCGCCTCCCGGACCGCCGGGGGAATAGCGGACCGGACCCTGGCGGATCGAGCCGGCCAGCCGCCCCCTGTCGCGGGGCACCCAGGTGACCATGTGCCGATGCGCGGCTTCGGAGCCCTGGGCGACGGCATCCTTGATGTCCTCGCGCATGGACTCCTGAATCGCGCGCATGCGAATCAGCATCAAATCGAGCCCTCGGACGTCGGTCTCGATCTCCATCACACGGTCCTCGAACACCAAGAAGCCCACCGAGGTAGACGGCGGGCTTCCTGGAATCTTTCTGACGGCGGCACGGCTCCTTGATCTCCCTTGGTAGACCGGTAGCCCGAGACCGCCTTACGTATCCCGGCGAGGTGTAGCCAGAGTTTACGGGCCAGCCACCGCCTGGTCACGGATGATGAAAAACCTCTTGCGCACGTCGGCGATCGACGTATCCGGCAGCGCCCGGAAGCGCACCGGGATCGAGATCTGCTCGCCGGTCTTGGCGTGCGTGACGCTCGACTCCTGGGGCTGGCGCTGAGTGACGTGGAACAGGTAGGCCCGGATCAGTCCGGTGGGCCGCTGGAACAGCACGGCCAGCCGGCGCTGCGTGTAGAACGAGGGCTCGCCCACGCCGAACTCTTCCTCGGCGTCTGCACCCGTACCGTCCGTGGTGACTTCCGAGCCCTCCCAAGCGATCTGCATCCGCTCCGGAGTCATCTCCGCGAGCTGCGTGCCCACCGAGCACTCCCAGCTCGTCGGGGCCGACGAGATGTCGCCGAGCACCTGGTCGATGTCGAACGCTTCCTCGGCGTTGTTGATCGTGATCTGGCAGCCGGTCTTGGTCGCGCCGAGATCAATCCAGGGGTCTACGGCGTCGTATTGCTGGCCGGTGGTCGGGGCGTCGTCGGTCACGATTACGTCGGCGATCGCGGCAGGCCGGGGAGTTTCGATCGGCGCGATCAAGAGGCGAGCAGCGCCCCTGATGAAGCTCCGGTCATTGACGAATGTCCTGTGAAAATCAGGCATTCTCTTAGCTCACCTCCTTCTTTCGGGTCGGGTTTGCCTGAATAGGGGGATTCAGGTCCATGGTTATCTCCGGTTCCTCCTCATGTTTGATCGATCTCGAAGGCCGGAAGAGTTGCTTCAGTTGCTGACGGACGCGATGCCTCCTTGCGGATTGCGTACTCCAGTCGCGCACCCTGCCAGTACCACTCCGGCCCATAGGAAGTCCTCTCCTTGCGCACAAAGAGATCGCCGATCACCACTACTGGCGGGGCGTCGAACGAAGCAACTGCGCCGCCTAGCGTCTGATCCTTCATCAGCGCGACATTCACCGCTTCGGCCGTGCGTTGTACGCGGCGATTCGTTGTTCCTTCGTTCTCGTACGACTTGACCATGATTTCGACGGCTAGCACGCAGCGGTACGCATCTGCTTGATCGATGAGATCTGGGACACCGGGCGTGGCTTGGTTAGCCATCACTGCGCAGTTGGGATATTTCTCGATCGGCGCGTTGATCAGCGAAGGCCGATGGCCCTCGTAGAAGTTCTCCACCACGATGGGCTCGACCGATGTGGGCTCGTAGGGGATGCCGGTGAGCGCCGCGATCTGCTCGTCGCTGCTGGTCATGTAAAGCGACATCTGCGCGAGCGCCGGGTTGAGATCGGCGAAGAGCTGCACGAATGCCGCACGCTGAATGGCTTCGATGCCGATGGTCGGAAGATTGAGAACCGTGGTGGTCATGACAGCGGTGTCTGGGTGTAAGGCCGGGGGAACTCCTGCGGCGACGGCGTCAGCAGTACGTCGTTGATCGTGTTCAGACGCGGCCGAGCGGCCACCGGCTTGTGGTAGCCGACGAGCGCCGCGATGTCGTCGGCGTTAGCGCGCGTCTCGGCAAGAAGATCCTGGAGGAGTGATCGCAGCATGGCCGCGCGATCGGTGTAGGTCTCGGTCTCGTTGGTCCCACTGGTGGCGACCGCGATGGTCTGCGACATCCAGTAGTCGATGCCGGCCGGAATGATTTCGATCACCGCGATCTTGGCCACGTAATCGACGACCAACAGCGGCAGTGCGTCCTCTTCTACGTCGGTGGGCTGCTCGCCCAGCACCGCTTCCCGAGCGATGGCCAGAGCCATTGCCAGGAGCCCTTCGCCGTAGCGATCGTCGGTCGCGAGCGCGTCCCACGTGAGTGGGAGCACCCCCCGCGTACGGTCGGCGATGGGTCCTGGCAATGGCATGGCCGCTGGCTGGTCCTACTTCTCGGGCGTCTCGGAGCGCTCGGAACGTTGCCGCGCCCGAGACGGCTGGTGAGCACTGGTGGGATCGGTTCCCGGTTGCTGCGCCCCGACTGGGGTCTTGGCGGAGGACTGAGGGCGAGCCCGCTTGCCGCTGCGCTTGCTGCCACCTTGGGCCTCGGCCTTAGCCGGCCCTACCAGAACTCCCGGAGGCATCTCGGCCGGCACCTGTTCCTCGTCTACTTCCTCCTCGGGCAGACCGGGGAGATTGCGCTTGTCGGCGTCGTCCTCCTTGGCCTCCTCGATGCGCTGTGAGACCTCTTCAGCGCCGGCCGAGGCCAGCTCGACGACCTGCTCGCGCGGGACTACCGTGTGGCCGTACTGATCGAGAACGAATGCCTCGGCCGAGTGCTGGGCGATGAACGTCCCGTAGCCCACACCCTTGGCTGCTTCCTCGGCCTCCTCGCGGCTGACCGACTCCAGGAAGTCGTCCAGCTCCCCGTTGTCGAGCCGGTTCTTGACCGCCGAGGAGATGTCCTCTTCGAGCACGTAATCGCCGACACCATAGGTGCGGCCCTCGGTCTCTTCGACCTTGGTGCCGTCTGGCAGCTCTGACTCGCGCACGGGGCGAGGAATGGAGATGTCCTGCTTGACCTTGTATGCACCTTCTGCCATGTCGTTCACCTCCCTCCTATGCCACCGTGGCCGACAGGAAGCACTCCGGATGGATGATCCGGGGGATGCGTGCTGACGCCTCGCGGAGATAGCGGTTCTTGGTCATGTGATCGAGGATTACCTCGCTCGATGGCCCCTGCTGGATGTTGGTGTCGTTGAACGCGGCGGAGATCTCGACCTGTCCGTTGAGCAGGTCGGCGATCTGGTCACCCTCGATCGAGTACTCGGTGGTCATGAGTACCTTGTTGTTGGGCAGGTAGCGGGTGTGCGCCGCATCCGTCCGCGACGCGCCCGAGGCCATCGGCCTGAAGCCGGCGTCGTGGATCACGAACTGGGTGCCGTCCGCCAGCAAGCTCGCAACCTGCTCCAGCGTGGCCCGGAACGGCTGCCCGACCGGGACGTTGAAGTACTGCTTGAGCTTGACGTTGTTGATGATGTTCTTGGCGCACTGGGACGTGAGGTGAATCCGCAGACCCAGATGACCGGAGTCATCGGAGAGGAGCTGCTGCCAGCCCTCGATGTCGCCCACCGGATCTGAGGTGGCCGTGTCTGACCACATCACGCCCGCCGTGGGCTTGTGCCCCGCCAGCCACCCGTAGTCGATGAGAAGCTGGGAGTTGGTACGCGGGTAGGTGATCGTCAGTGTTCCGTTGATGAACACCTGCCAGCGTGACCACTCGGTCAGCCGCTCCATGCGCCGCCGGAGGATCTGGCCTCGTTCCACGACGTCGAGACCCTCAGTGGCCCGGATCAGCTCGTCTGAGCTGTTGAGCCTGATCCACTGCTCGGAGTTGATGCGGTGCATCTCTTCGAGCTGGACCATCTCGATCAGCGCTTCCTTGCGCTCCACGGTCGGCATCTCAGTCAGCGCCGGCATCGCGTTCGGGGCCTTGAACTGCCCGATCCCGAACGAGTATGTCCGACCCACGTCCATGCGGGCCATGCGCGAGTTGATGCTGTTGGTGGGGGCGATCGACTCGCCCAGGTAGGGAGCGGACTCCAGGGCGGTGTCCACCGGCTCGTTCACCAGCTCGGTGAGAACGGCCTGGTCGTAGATGTCAAACGTCGGCATTTGCTCTCACCTCCTTAGACGAACTCGCAGGTTGGTAGTCCCGTAGCCAGATCCGCTGTGTAGGTCGCGAAGTCCACGATCTTCAACTTGTCGAAGCTGACATTGCGCCGGAGGATGGCCACTGGTTCGTCACTGGCGTCAGTGCCGTCAGCGAACTCCACGGTGTCGAACAGGATCGCCGCAGCCGTCTGGCCAGCCGTCTTGGTGAAACGCTCGTACTGGGAGTCGCCCCGCTTGGAGAGGATCGTCCCTGAGAGCAGGTACCGGCGTCCGATGTACGGACCGCTCGCGTCCGCCACAACCCCGGTCGCGTTGATCACGGCCGAGTCGATGACGGTGGTTTCGAGCGGGTACTGGAGAATCTCCGGCTTCGGGAGCGCCAGACGCTGGAATTGCTTCTGTACGCCGAAGGGCATTTAGGTCGCGCCTCCTTTCTACTTCTTGAGCCCGAGCGCCAGCTTGGCGTCGGCCACTCGATTTTCGAGCGGCTTCTCGTCCTCACCCTCGGCGTTGTTGGGCGGCTTGATGTCGTTACCCGAGACGAGGGCCTGGTCTGAGAGGACCACCTTCCCGTCCGAGCCCTTCACGGCCTCGATGAACCGATCGAGGATGTCGAGCGCGGTGAGGCGCTCCTTCTCCCGGCCATCGTCGGCGAGCAGCACGATGGCCGCGCCGCCGTCGTCAGACAGGAAGACCTGGCGGTAGAGCTTGAGTGCCCCAGGACGCTCATTGAGGCCCAACTCGCTCAACTCGGTGACGCGCTGGTCAGCCTTGGTGACGCGATTGTCCTTCTTGAGCGTGGCGTTCTCGTCGAGCACGGATTGAATGGCAGCGCGCTGCTCGTCTGACAGCTCGACGCCATCCAGCGAGAGCTGGGTCATTGGTGAACCTCCCTCGTTCGGTTGGAATGGCTGCTGCGAGAGACGAAGCTCGCGCAGTTGCTGGACACGTTGCAGCTCGGAGAGCTGCGCAGGGGCTGGTCCAGCCTCGATTTGCCCCTCTTGCACCACCCAGTCAGTGACCTGGGCAATCGAAAGATTCTGGCCGTCCACCGTGAAGGGAACCAGCCAATGCACGTCGGCCGCTCGGTTGTGGATCAGAACCGAGGTGCCCTGGATATCGACGATCTCATAGTCGCGGCCGAGGCCCTGGGCTACCAGCGCGCGCTGAATGAGATCGCGTTGCTGGTTGTGGCTCAGCGGCTCTTCGGTCGCTTCGGCTTCGGGCGGCTCCTCGGTCTCTTCGGTCTCGGTCTCTTCGGCCGGCGGCGTCTGTTCCTCTTCGACCTCGGTCTCGGTGTCCGAAGGTGCCTCGGCGATGGCTCCGAAGTGCGCGATCTGAACCTCGACGTGCTCGTTGCCATCAGACAACGCCAGGAACGGTCCCAAGCCATCGATGAACGGCTTGTTGGTGATGCAGACGTGCTCCAGACAGGCCCCGGACTCGCGCCCTCGGACCTTGAGGTTCCACGGGATGCCGCACGAGACGTCGTCGTAGGTGCCTCGGAGAGCCTTGTCCTTGATCTCGGGCTCGGTGAACTCGATCTTGGCCACGAGCTTGCTCTGCTCGCCCTCGTCGGCGATCCACAGATCGCGGACGAAGCCGGTGTTGAGCCGCGTGGTGTTCTTGTGGTCGTTGCTGCTCTCATCGGAGAGCGGGACCTGGACCCGGTGCGGAATGCCAGCCCGGAAGTTGGTCACCAGCTCGCTCAGCGCGATGACCCCGTCGTTCTTGGAGGACATCCCGTCACGAATGATTCGAAGCGGCTTCTTCATGAGGCCGGCCCCCGTGGGGATCACCGGCCACTCACCGGTGCGCAGAACCTCCTTGACCACGAACCCGTCCTTCTCCTCGACCGCGCCGGTGGCGAAGTGGATCTCAGACATCATCGGCTCGTCTGGACCCATGCCCATGTCCCACACCTCGCGCCCGTGGTGATCGAACGTCGGCACGTCGGACGCGAAGCGATCGCAGATCATCCAGCCGTTGACGTTGGCCTCCCACTGGTGGCAATAACCCACGGGGAGGCCGGCTTCGTTCTCGGGGTCGGGCTTGAGCCCTTCGAGCGTGAACTTGGAGCAGAACGCGCACGCGATGCCGGCGACGTCAGCCTCGCGGTAGTTGGCGATGTCGGGCGGCGAGTCAAACGGCGCGGCCTGGGGGTTGACGTCGCGCAAGATCTCCATTGGATCGACAGCCATCACGCCACCTCTCGCTGTTGGGCCGCCAGGCAGAAAGATTCGAGGCGCTCGGAGGGGATCGAGAGGAGCAGCATCTCGGTTTCCTCGTCGATCGGCGGAGCGTCAGAAGCGGCGATCGCTCCGGGAGCGCCATGGTCCAGCTCGGGATGACCGCGCCACTTGGTCGTGCCCCTGATGATGTCCTTGACCACGGCGCAGACCCGCTCGGTTCTGCCCGGTCCGAACCGCTTCATGTTGTCGTGCATGCACGCGGTGAACGGGTGGGGGTCCTTGGCGTAGTGCCGAAGAATCCCCCGCAGCTTGTGGCGCGCGTCGGGGCCGACCGTGGACGCCTCGGAGACGCCTGGCGCAGCACCTAGATGCGACTGGAGGAGAACGTCTATCTGTTCGTCCAGCCAGTCGTCCAGAAGAAGATCCTCGCGGGCTCGCTGCGCCGCGAGTAGCTGAGAGTCAGTCACCAGTCAGTCCCTCATCAAAGATGGGCTGGATGTCATCGAAGACGACCGGTGAGAAGATCCAACGACAGGAGGGGCATTTGTAGATGGGGTTTGTCTCTTCGACGAACTCCTCTACCTGCCCCATGGGTACATACCGTAGTATGTCTTGTAGCTCTTTACATCGTGGACACCTCATACAGCGTCCTTCGATGAGAGTTTGTCGCTGTCGCTTTGCGTCCGCGATGAGAGTCATTAGATCGCGGCCTTTTGTATCAACGTATGAATGGTCTATGGAAGGGGTATAAGTACATACTTGACAGAAGATCGGCTTTTCTCCACACTGCGGGAGCTAAGATCACAGGAGCCAAAGCCGATGCCTGCACGTGTTTTCAAGGACAGCTCGCCCTTTGAAGGCCAGCTCAATGTCGTCGCCACGCTCGCCGGCGACGTCATTCAGGCATCGATCAGCGAGCTGCGTCAGCGCGACAAGCTGACGATCGCGCTCCGTTCTGCGCTCCGAATGGGCGTTTCGATCGATGAGCTGTCGGACTCCAGCGGCCTCACGGTGGCCGAAATCCGCCGCCGGATTGCCTCCGAGCTGATGATCGAAGACGACACCGACGAGCTAGCCGGGATTCGATAAGATCTCGTCAACGATCCGCTCCTCCATAGGGGCGGATCGCTCGTTTAGACCCGCCGCGCGCCCCGAAAGGAGGACTCCGCCTGGCCAACACCAGCGTGGCCTGAAAGAAGAGGCGAAGTCACGTAGCCGTAGACGCTTTCAAGCCCGCCTGCTGGACAAGGACATCACAACGCAAGGAGTCGAGTTGAAGAAGTTGATCCTTGCGGCGGGCTTGGTGCTCGCCGCTTTGACGTTCCCGACCGGTGCCTTGGCGGATTCCCCGATCTGCCACAACGGAGTCCTCTCCGACGACGCCGGGCAAGGCTGTACAAACGATGCCGCCTACGGCGGCGCTCCCGCCTCATCAGCAACATCAGGATGGAGCGACGGGGCGATCTGCCATGACGGCAGCCTGTCCGACGACGCCGGGCAGAATTGCGCGGACGGCCTGTACGAGAAGGTGTATGGATCATCTGGGTCCGGGTCTTCGTCCTCGGGCAGTGGAATCTGCCATGACGGCATCCTGTCTGATGACGTTGGTCAGGGCTGCGCGGACAGTCCATCCTCGTCATCGAGTTCATCGACCGTGAGCAGCGCCCCAGCGGTCTCATCCAGTAGCAGCTACTCCGATATACCAGGCGTGCCGAGTTCGTTCGCGGCGTGCGTGGCTGAACGCGAGTCCTCCAATGGTGCCGGCTCAAGCAACATCTACGGCATCATCGCCGACCCGCGTGGCAATGGCAGCCTCGCCGAGCAGAAGCAGGCGTTCAGCGAGCTGTATGCGGCCAGCGGTACCCAGCCCTGGGCTCCGTACGACGGCTGCTGAGTAAGTGACAGCACTAGTGGTGGCGGCGACTCTGTTCGCCGCCACGGCTACCCACCACGTACCGGCGGACTGTCAGAAGACGTTCACGGCACCGATGATCACGCGCGCAGTCGATGCGGCGTACAGCGGCACCGGCGACGTCTCGCGGGCCGACCGGCATCACCTGCGCCACTACATCCACTGCGCTCGGCGGCACGTCAGCCGGGCGAAGATGCGCCACTACCTGCACAAAGCGTGGGTGGCGTGGAAGGAGCGACGCAATCCGCCGATGTCCAGCGCGATCGCGTCCTGGTACGACACCGAGGGCGTCGGGGCTTGCGGATACGGGACCGTGCAGACCGGCTACCGGTTCGCGAGTCTGATCTTGCCTTGCGGCGCGACGGCTCGCTTCTGTCACGGAGCCGTCTGCATCGTCGGCGAGATGGCCGACCACGGCCCGTACGTCGCCGGCAGGACGTTCGACTTCAACGTCAACATGAAGAACGCGCTCGGCTGCGGCGGAGTCTGCTCAATCACGTGGAGGCGTCTGAGCTAAACGAGGTGTCCCCGGCCTCAAGTTGCTGGGACCGGGGACACTACTCAGCGACGACCCCTTCAGCCTGAATGGGCTTGAAACCCGTGCCGTTGCGCACGATCAGGCCGTGCTCGACACACAGCACGCAGAGATGAGTCAGCGACCGTGCTCCTACCCGGTCGCGAGCGATCGTCAGCCGATTCTGAACGCTGCGATAGGACATGAACTTGCGCTCGGCGATGTCGCGCAGCTCGACACCACTCGCGTAGAGCGCAATCAGCTCTAGCTGGCGAGGCGTGATTGCTTCCGCCGGATCGACGGTGATCGTCATTGAGTTCTCCGCCGAATCATTTGGTTGCGCCGTCTCAATAGCTTCTGCCGAGCCCGATGCTCGCTGGATGTCACTGACTTGACGACGACCTCGGTTCGACAGGCTCGACAGATGATGAACGTCTCGATCTTACCATCGACTACCCGACGCTTCGGTGCAAACACCTGAAGACTGTTGCAAGTAGGACAGTTTGTGGCTAGTGATCGTATCTCTACACTACTGATATGCAAGCAATGGAGTATCGATGATCTTCTCTATGAAGCCATCTATGGTGTGACAAGACTCCGGGAACTTCTCGACCCACTTATTGCGAGCGCGAACCACTTGATCCACCGTGAAGCACGATTGGTAGATTCGGCGAACGTCTGAGTGGTTGTCGTTCTCACAGAAGCCGGCGAATTCACCCGCCTCGCCGCACGTCGGGCACAGCCACATCCCGATCTTGGTCACGATCGTCGGAGGCTCGGGCGAGGGATGGACGGCCAAAAGATTCCAGCGCACCTTGTGCGTCACCAACGGCGTCTCGATCTCGCCCCACACCATCCCGAAGTCGCTGCGGTCAATGGACTTGCAAACGCCGATCTCGCCTTGGCCGAAGCCTTCGATGATCCGATACTCGCGGCCCTCGACCAGCTCGCGCTCGTTTGCCAACCGACTCATTGTGGACCTTCTAGGTCTACAAGAGAGACACATTCCATCTCGTGTTTCTCAAGTAGCCTGCTGGGGTCAATACTATACATAGTCATCGCGGAGCCAAAATGTGCCTTGGCCACGATCTCATTTTCATCCCACCAGGGTACGTCGTCTGGTCCAAGCTCGCGTGGACCGTCTGGAGTGAGCACCCCCAGGTGCTCATGCCATAGATGCAGTGTCGAGCCACACCGCTTGCAACGCTGGATCACCTGTTCGGCGTACTCGCAGTGCTCGCACGTCTCGAATTGCTTCTCGCCCGCGAGATGGACCATCACCGGGACCGTCCAGATAGCGGAGCGGATCGTGTCGATCACGCTCTCGACGTCGTAAGCGGCCTCGATCGCCGCGACGCTCTGCTTGATGTTGACCGGCGAGCGGATCAACGAGTCGGTTGCCAGGCGATGCCGCACAACCGCGTCTCGCAGATCTTTCGCCATCTTCGGGGTGAGCTTCTCGTAGTTGAAGAATGGCTCGAAGCTAGACATGGACCGCCTCGGGATATATGGGGGTGCTGTGGCCAAGTCTAGGTGACGCTCAGGCGATTTTGCGAGTCTTCACGATCATCGGCTTGTCTTCCGGTCCCACCCAGTGCGGTGAGATCCAAATCTTTCTACAGCCGTGAGGGCAAGTCAGCTCGCCGGTCTTGACGTCGATGCGTACGCAGGATTTGACCTTGTCCGGATCGAGACCAGTGTCGTTGCAGCGCGGACAGACCAGATCTTTGGCGATCTTGCCGTTGCAGACGATGCAAGCGACGAACGAGCCCCTCGTGTAGTGGTTGTAGTGGCCGATGCGCTCGAACTGATGCGAGAAGTCACGCGGCTGACCGTTGCCGTTGGTGGCGTGGTTATAGGTCCGCCGGCTGGGCCGATCGACCCGGACCACCAGGGGGATCTTCCAGCCTCGCTTCTCCTGGCGCTTGCGGTCGCGCCGGCCCAGCTCGCGCGGAACCATCTCCACGTTGGCGGCTTCGAGCAGGTACAGCGCCCCGATCACGCGCTCGACGGCGATCCGAATGATCCGCTCGTATTCCAGGACGACGTCTGGATGCTTTTTGAGTACGTCCGAGTTGGCCACCAGCGTCATCGCCGGCTTGGTGAAGCGCTCGGTGGCTCCCAGCACATAGGCGAACTCGTAGTTGACGACGTCCGACTTGTTGACCGCGTAGGTGCCGAGCGCGATCGCCATAAGCGAGGCGTGAGGATTGCCGTAGTAGAAGATCGGCGTGATGAACAGGACGTTCGGATCGGGATCGGAGTTGATCATCGCGCCGAGCAGTTTGACCTCCCCCTCATCGGACAGCCGACTCTCAATCGCGGGCAGGCTCTGATCGCCGGTGAAATCGATGAACAGCGGATCGAAGGCCAGCGGCGTCTCCTGGGCGAAGAGGAGCTGCTCGGTCTCAGAAAGATTCGGGAGCGCCTTGACCTGGGCCGAGTCCATCACCAGCACGTGAGCGAGATACATGGAGTGGCCGAGGTGGAGATGCAGGTAGGTGAGCTGGTCGGTGCGGTCGATGCCGAGCTGTTTGGCCGAGTGCGCCCGCTGACGAACCTGTTCCATGGTCTTGGCGAAGCCCTTGGCCGAGGCCCACACCGGCGGCGGCTTGCGCAGCAGCTCCATGAACGCGCCCTCAAAGCGCCCGAAGTCCACCATCGACTTGAAGAAGGCCATGGCCGGCGAGATCTCCTCGATCGGGATCTCGATCCCCATATCGCCGAGCAACCGATGAGCGGCCTGGAGACGACCATCGGCGGTCGCCAGATCGAGCCCTTCGAAGATCATGGGGAGCGGCAGGTCGCCGGCGCGCGTATCGCGCTGCCACTCCCACTCGCCATCCTCGCGCTCCCGGCCCCACAGCCAATGCAGATCTGACTGGAGGATGCTGTGCAAATGCTGCTCGACGCGGGCGGGCTCCATGTCGATGCTGTCGGCCACTTCCCTGGTCGTCCGCGCCCGGTCAGAGATGATGGCGTTGTGGAGCGCCATCGTCGTGAACACGCTCTGCGCGGCAGCCAGCGGACGCTTGGCCTCGGCGAGAGCGCTCTTCAGTTGCTCCGGATCTGAGCCACCGTAGGAGCGCCAGTTCTGCATCCACTCCGGATCGGTCTCCTGAGCGATGTCGAGCCGGTGAGCGATATCGCGCAGGGTGCGCTTCTGCATGTTCGGGTTGCGCGCGTCCATGATCTCGATCATCTTCATCACCTGATCGCCGGTCGAGATCGAGAGCGCCAGCATGCCCTCGCCCGAGCCCACGTGGTGGGCATACTCGCCACCGCCCTCGGGCATCGGATGCGTTCCGCCCTCCCACTCGCCGACGCGAACCAGCAGCCAGCCCATGGTGCCGGCCACGAGCAGCGCATCGCGATCGACGGGATACTCGAAGCAGATCACGCCACGCGAGCCGGTGATGACGCGCTCGCCGCTGGGATCTTTCTCGTTCTCGACGACCTCCAGGACGATCTTGGCCTTGGGACCGTGATCGACCAGCGTCCAGCGCGACCAGTTGTCGCGCTCGCTGAGATCCTGCGAGCGAGTGGCGATCTCCATGCCGTACTCGCTCTTCTCATCAATCTCCACGTAGCCGGCGAGCTGACGATCGAGATCGACGCCCTCGTCACCCTGGTTGGTGAGCACCGTGACCCCCGACGCGAGCGCGGGGATCGATTCGAGCAGCAACGCAGCGGCCATCTCGTTATCCATGCGGCGATCGAGAGGGTTCTCGATGACCGTGTACTGGCCCAGAGCACAGTCGTCGGCGTGCTCGACGAGCAGCGGCAGCACGATGCCCTTCTCAAAAGCGTCCAGGAAGACCTGATCTTCGGGGTCCCAGAAGGTGCCGTCAGCGGCGCGAGTGGAGATCTCGATCTTCGCCGGCTGACACGTGCATCCCTGCTCGCGAAGATGCCTCATCGCGATGCGATGGGCTTTTGAGCCAGGTTTCAACTCCATCTTGTCTTCGGGGTTCATAACTAATATCTTACCATCGGTGTCAAACGGACTCGAACTTCGGGTAACAACTTCTGAGTATTAGCCGAAGGTTGGTGAGTGACTTATGTGGTCGTCGCCGAGACGTTCCATCTCAGCGTCGCTGCCGCCGGCGTTCTCCGAGACGATCACGCCGCCCTCATCGTCCTGACTGATCCGGCTACCGCTGACGATCGTGGGCTGGGCCTCGGGGTCCAGCTCGGGCTCGGGCTCTTCCTCGGTCTGCGCCTTCTCGGTGAAAGGATTGCGCCGAGGGGCCGTGGTCGTCTGTTCGTCGCGAGTCATCGTGACGGACGCGCTGTCGCCGTAGACCTCGTGGACCAGTGCCATCACGTCCTCGCGGCGAGCCTCGTTGCGCCGGTCGATCGCGGTGCGGAGATTGACAAGCTGATCGTCGTAGTCGCCTCTGAGGATCGCGTTGATGATCGCGTCGATCCGGGGCCGATGAGCTTTTCGCGACTTGGCCGGCGGCGTGGGTGTAGCAGGTTTGGTTGTAGCAGATTTCTTGCTATTCGGCATCTACAGACTCCCTCGGAGATGGACATTCTACTGGAGGGTCAAACTCGATCCGGACCTTCAGCTCGTGAGTACCGTAGCCCTCGATTGCCACTGAGCGCTCCAGCGATTCGATCGTGGCTCGATCGTGAGGCACCGTCTCTGAGTGAGCCTCGACGTCGTCTATGAAGAAGCGCATCGTGATCAATCCAGACATCGCTCAGGAACTCATGAGAATTCTCGCTCAGGTCCATTGGGTAGCTCCCATAACGATGGCTCGCTCACGTAGGGCGGGTAACTCATACTTCACGGCTCGCTTCGATCATCGGGTAACTAAGACCATACGGCTCGCACATGCACGACGGATAGCACAAGGATGACGGCTCGCTGGTGGCAGGCGGGAATCTTCCGGGTTCGGGCTCGCTCTAGCTGCTTGGGTAACTCATCTGGAACGGCTCGCACAAACAACCCCGGGCACTTCGCTATTCACGACTCGCTCAGGCCGTCTCGGGTAATTTCTGCTACACGGCTCGCTCATCGAGGGCGGGTAATTCGTGTACTACGGCTTGGGCATCGGGATCGGAGAACCCTCGATGTCCACGTGGCCGAGGTGCTCCTTGACGTAGGGATTGGGCGGCTCGGTCCCGTAGTGCAGCCACCAGGCGGCCTCGAAGTAGTGGGCCAGGAATCTTTTCACCGCGTACCGGCGAGCCCGCATGTCCAGCCGGCCATCGGGAAGGTGCCCGCTCAGGTAGGTGTTGCGCGTCTCCTTGTCGCGGATGTCCTTCTCCGACAGCGTCTTGGCGGCGGCCTCGGCGTTGCCCCCGACGTACCAGTTGCCGGCGATCTCCACGGCCTTGACGTTGACGTGGTCGATCTCGTACCAGCCCTCCTGGGGGACCTGCTCGACGCGCTGCTCGCGCTGTATCTCGAAATGTTTCCGTTCCCGGTAGAGGTGGCCGTAGTAGCAGCTCTCCCGGCCCGACTGCTTGAC